GTTTACAAACAAAGGCTTCTAGGGATTTTGATCCCCTTCCCCTTTGCAAGGTAAGAGTATAGCAAATAAGACACGCATGGCACCAATAGCAATGACGATATCGAGGATGTGCGGCGGCGCCTGCCAGCCGACACAGTCCGCATAGACCGGAAATGTCACAACTAGGAAGGACAGCAATGTCACGGTAAGCAGTATTGCGGTGACATAGCGTTTCACAATGCTCCCCTTTGCAGATAGTACATACTCCGTAGTTATAACTATTCTTTTTATACTACCTGTATTACTAGTATATACTATATGGGGCTTCACCACCGCTCTCCTTCGTCTCTGTGGATTGTCTCGTGGCACTCATTACACAGGCTCATCAGGTTCTCGTCGCTATTGTTCCGTGGATCCCTGTCCTTGTGGTGTACGAGCGTCGCTGGTATAAGCCTGCCGTCCGCCTTGCATCGTTCGCAGAGCGGATCGCTTGCCAGCTTCATCTTCCGCACCTTGCGCCAATTCGCGTTGTAGCCCCGCTGGTTCGCCGTGCCGCGCTGCCTGTCGTACTGCCGTGTTTGCTGCCTTGTGTGCTCCTCACAACATGACTTCCCGGCCTCTACGAGCTTGGGGCAGCCGGGTGTCTTACACATGTGCTTTGGCAGTGTGGGCATATATACAGTTTAAGCGGTGTGCGATGGTGCCGCAGTGACCGCCCCTTATTCAGTCCGTTCTATGACAGGCCCGCATGTAGTTCCCGTTGCCAAGCGATGTCCAATCGCCGCCACGTGAATATGTGGAGTAGTATCTTTCGGTGATGGCTGTTCCACTTGGCTTAGGCTGTTCAAATGCTTCTCCCTCTGCGGGTTCGTTATCTATTTCGGTTGTATTGATAAACATAACAAACTATCCCCACTTCACTATAATATAACATGGGGGATAGCTGTTTTTACTTACCCAATATTGTGTGAATTTACAGATTTTCGTAAATAATGCGCTTTATGTAGGTGTAATCAAGGTCATATTTCACGGCAAGGTCAACATGGAGGCGTTCGGCTTTAATGCCTTTCTGGCGGGAGCGGTTGTATTCTTCCCGAATAGCGATGTTCCGGGCCTGGGTGAAGGAAAGCAGTTTGTTCAGATCGTAGCTGTCGGGATCGATGCCGCAGGAAACAAGGGCGTCCGACACCACCTTTTTGAGGCGCAAATAGATCAGCATATCAGCGGCTTTGCCGAAGTCGAACTCAAATGCGGCCGTAGTTCCCTTTGGCATTATTGGCCACCTTTTCTAATATTAGATCGACTAATGTTTTTGCTTCGGTTGTCTCCCAATCATGGAATCCAAAAAGACAGAGTATATTCATTCCAGCACCCCCCATGTTATCGGCGTTCCCCGTTCAATGTCTGTCGCCGCCACGCTTCTCAGCACACCGGGCATTCTATATGGCTCCAGTCCGTAGCCGGGACGAAGCGCCCTCACGTTCTCTGTCGTGAACGGTTCGCCCTTTTTGATGTCGGCAGTGGCGATGATCGAGCGGGCAAATTGGATTGAGGATCGGGGTGTTTCGTGGCCTCGAAGTTCTTGAATACGCTTTTTAAGCTGTCCCATATCAGACGAGAATGCCCCGTCCGGCACATGTGCCTTGTCCTTTTCCAGACAAACGTGGCGCTCCCAAATATGCATGTCCATTTCGCAGAGGCCGTACATATTGCACCCGGCTATCGTGTGATCCGAAACGCCCGTCGGCAGGCCATATAGTTTTTTCAGCACCATCGGCAAATAGAAAAAGTCGTCTTTCGCCGGATATTCGCTGACGCAGTGGAGCAGTGCCACGGGATAATCATATGGAAATTCCGGCAATATGATGCCGCTCAGCTCTTCAAAACTCACCATGCCAGTCGATATAATCACGGGCTTGCCCGTCTCGATAATGCGCTTTATCAGCACCATGTCGGCGGCTTCGAATGACGCCACCTTGTATGCGGGCACGTCCATTTCTTCGAGGAAGTCCACGGCGGTCACGTCAAATGGCGTGGAGAACAGGGTGATACCTTCATCGTCGGCGATCCGTTTCAGTTCCGGCTGCCATTCCCAGTGCATGTAGGCGCTCTTGTACAGCTCGTACAATGTCTGTCCAGCCCACAATCCGCTCTTGATACGGTATTCGTCGCGGTTGCAGTTCAGGGTCATGGTATCCGGCGTGTAGGTCTGGAGCTTGACCGCATCCGCACCGGCTTTTTTCGCCTCTTTTATTATCTGGGCGGCGGTGTTGAATTCCCGGTTGTGATTCGCCGACATTTCGGCTATGACGTATATCGGGTGTCCGTCGCCGATCTTGCGGCCATCTATGGTGATTTCTTTAAGCATTGTTATGTCTCCGTAAGTGAGTTTTTCGTTTTGATTCAGAGCCGTCGTTCCCATACCAGCTCAAACGCTTCGGCTTTCTCGCAACCTATCGTTTCGCCCCACAGTGTTTTCAGCGCCGATACCCCTTTGTAAGATCGTGGATGTGGCGACTGCCTCATTTCCGCGGCATAGTATTGCAGGCTGCCCCAATAACTGTTCCATACCGATGTGATGTCCTCAAATACGTTCGGCTTGAACGTCCCGTTGAATGCCCATTCGGTCGATGACGGCACATAGAAAGACAGCAACCGTTTTACCGATGTTCCCTGCATCGGCCGGGTAGCCGTCAGCACCGCCTGAAACGTTATTCTGTGGTCGATATTCAGGTCGTCGCGATGATGCATGTAGACAACCTCCGGCTGTATATTTTCAATATCCGATTCAATTGTTTTCACGATGTCCAGCAGGTTCTCGCCGTCAAATCTGTTGCCGCGGAATACGTGCTGTTTCGTCGAAGTGACGCCAAGCGCTTTGTGCGCACCATCCCGCGCCCGTTGCATGTTGCGGCGAAGATTGTGCAGATATTCGGGATTGTCCGGCACGTTCCGGGCGGTAAGGGCTTCGCTCATGAGCACCACGTAGACTTCATCGCCCTGGGCGGCGTGTTTTGCCATTGTGCCGCCGCAGCCGAGAACTTCGTCATCGGGGTGTGCCGCTACTACCAAGACCTTCATTCGCTACCCCCTCCAGTTTCGATATGACATTCATTTCTTCGATTTCCCGCCTCGTGTAATCGTAGTTTATATCATCGAGCCATGACAGCAGATCGCGGCAGTAGTCTTCCGGGGTCGTGTCAAACATTTCCCGGCAGTGTTCCTCTATCCGCCCGTCGTCGATAAGCTGCTTTGTGATACGGAATACGTCGAGTTTGTCGGCGTCGCGGAGAATGGCGAGGTATTCTGTGCGGCACCTCTCGAATTTCTGCTTACTGACATTGTGGTATCTGACAGCGTGTAATGTCCCATATTCGCCTCTGTTTATTACGCCCCCTATTCCCCCTGAGTATATTATCCATGCCCCGTGTTCTGCGTGTCTTGGGTTCCTGTAATTGCCGTGTCTTATCAGGTCATAATACCCGATGTCGTGAAAGTACCCGGCACACATCAGCCGCATAATATCCTCTTGCGACAGACCGATGCTCTCCGCAATGGCCCTGCAGTTCTGCGCGACGCGGTATGAGTGCTCGAATTTCAGCATGAGCATCCTGTTGATTTTCTCTTGGCGTGTCATGGTTTCTCCGTAATTGTCACATGCGCCTCGACCCTGTCCGTGTACCGGCAGGCGTGGCTGAACTCCAGCCGCAGGTTGCCAAGCTGGATGAACGCTTTCGGGTACGTCTCGGCATCCAACATGCGGATGTAATCGTATGCCCTGGGGAGCGTCATATTTTCGGGCAGTTCAGACTGTTCGGGCGTGCGGCGATTGAAATAGACCGGTTTACCGGCTTGCGGCCTTTCGATGAACTTCCCGTGAATAATTTCGTCAATCATGGCCGCCATCAAATAGTTGGCTTGGAGATACATTTCCTCGGCGGTTCCATGCAAGAGCATTGGGCGCTGAGACAGTATGTGCCCGCCGTCAATCTCCTGCGTCATGCGATGGGCTGTGACCTCTGTTGCATACACCATCCCCACTATCAGGTTCTGCAACGGTGACCCGCCGCGACCGTATGGTAGGCTGGTCATGTGGAAATTGATGCATTCGTAGTTGTCGGTGATCTCGGGCGGTACTTTCCAGTTCCAGTGCAGGAAGAAGATATAGCGGGGTTTCGTGTCGGTTAATACTATTTCCAGGCTCGTTTTATCGGCGCAATACCACCACTTACCTGAAAAGCCGCTTATCATATCCCGGAATACTTTCCTGCACCACGGCTTACACCCGCAGACGATGTACGTGTTATCTTTCATCGGCGTTCCTCAGCTTGACTTCGACAAACACCTTTTGCCCGTTGTCGTCGATAAAATAGGCCGATTCATGCGGCGGGAATGTGCGGGCGCGGAGAATATTCATTAACAGCCCCTTTGAAATTTCATCAAGATCATTGATGTCTTTGGCTCTGTGCGCGGGTTGGCTAACAGGTTGCTTCACCCTCCTGTTCTTCCCCGCCATGATTTTCGGCCATGTTTCCTTGAACAACTCCACGCCCGCCGCCATGCATTTGTGATAGAGCGTTTCGCCTGTATCGGTACTCTCGACAGGCACGTGCCGTTGTGCGATGATGTCGCCAGTATCGATTCCCTCGTCAATGTAATGCAGCGTCGCGCCCGCCGGTGTGCCATCTACGATGCTCCATACGTTCGGCATTGCACCCCGGTTATACGGCAAAAGTGACGGGTGCAGGTTGATAATGCCGTGCGGGAACAGGGCAATGTGCTCGGGCTTGAAAATGTGGTTATAACCGACCGAGACGCCGATGTCGTAATGGTATGATTGCAGTTCGGCAGTGTAGGGTGCGTAAGTATGTTGCCCTATGATTTCTATGCCCGGGCAATCGCATAAATACCGGGATATTTTGATAGCGTATGCTTTGCTTTCGGTGTCGAGAGACATGAAAACTGCTATTTTCACCACACGCCTCCTTTCACGGTCGCCTGGCTTTCGGCGGTTTCGGTTATAATCAACTCCGGGTGATCGTTCAGAAATCTTATCACATCAATCCACGTGAATTCACTGTCGCCCATCTCGTCATATATCTTCCTCACAAAGTCGAGTTCATTCTGTCGGTCGACCGTCCACCGGTACATCGCAAAGCTGTTCTTGACCATTGCCGCCTTGAATTTGTCGGGATTCTCGCGGATATAAAACGTGACGTGCTCGACGTAATCCTTGTGGAACTCGTCACCGAGCTTTTCGGGCGTGATGTTCTCATGCAGCCATTTCAGCGTCGTGAACGATATGACCTCCACGTCAAGACCGCGCGGCAGGGTGCGGCCAAACAGGTTCGGGATATTCGACACGTAGTCGTACTCGTCGGACATGAACACCTTGACAATGGCGTCGATCACATACGGGTCGATAAGCGGACAGTCGCCGGTGATGCGGATGGCCGGGTCGATGCTGAACACGTGAGCCGCCGCATAGTAGTCATGCAACACCTGTTTGCGAACACCTCTGATAAATCCAATGTTCAGCCGTCCGCATTCTTCGGCTATCGCATCGTCTTTCTTGTGTTTCGTCGTTGCCACAACGATCTTGCCCACGCTTTTCGCCCGCCTGACTCGCTCTACAATGCGGGTAAGCATGGACTTGCCGCCGATGTCCATGAGCGACTTGCCGGGCAGCCGCTTTGACAGCATGGATGCCTGTATGATTGCACCGGTCATTATTCAATAAATCCGATTTGGGGTGTTTCGTTTTTGAGTTTGGCGTTCACCAGTTCAACCTTGAGGGTCGATATGATTTTGCCCGCCACATTTGACAGGGCTTCCGCTTGCGCCCTTTCAATGACACCGGCGCGCACTTGGTCGTAGGTTTCACAGAGCGATATCCTTAAATCATTGATGTTTTCAATGCAGGTGATTTCCTTGCCTTCGGGTGTAATGAGCTTATGAGACATTTGAATCCTCCCTTAAGTAACGGTGTAGTTTGAGTTGGGCGCGCTTTATTTCAATGAGTTCTGGCGGGATGTCTTTGGCGCGTAATGAGTGTTCGCCGCCACACAGAAGCCGCTTAATATAACAATCTTTTAGTCTTTCTCGGTTTCCCTTGCACCGCCTCCTATTGTTTTCTTTCATTTTCTCTGGATTGTTTTTGCGCCATTTTATTGCTTTTTCCCTCACTTTCTCTGGATTGTTTCTGTACCACCTCCTATCGTTTTCTTTCACTTTCTTTCACTTTCTCTGGATTGTTTCTTTTCCACCTTTTGCTCCTTTCTTTCACTTTCTCTGGATTGTTTCTGTACCACCTCCTATCGTTTTCTTTCACTTTCTCTGGATTGTTTTTGCGCCATTTCCTGTACGTTTCTGCCGTGCATTTAACACACGCCCCACTTTTATACCGTAAACTCTTCCCCGTCCCGTTCCAGTCGTGCCCGCGCTTACATAGCTTGCCGAGATATTTGTTTTCAGGAATTTCCGTCATAGACTACCCTCGCTTTCTGATATCCTTCACGACTTCATCGACAATCGTGTCGGCATCTGATTTCTGTTCGCGCTGTTCCAGAAATTCATCAATCCATTCGACCTTGATAAGCACGGCGCCCCGCATTTTTGAATGTCGAAGTCCGAGTTTCATCCACTCGTGTATCGTGCGGGTTGACACGTTGCAGTACTCAGCCGCATTCTTGGGCCGGAGCCAGCCTTGCATCATCATTTCCCCCTTCATTGACCGCCTTATCTATTGCATAAAGTGCGTTATACAATTCATCAATGTCCGCACACAAACTTATACCGTCTGGCAGGCTAATTCTAACAACTCTTGTAAGATTTGTGTTACCCCATGATTCAAGTATCATGGGTTTGGCCACTGGTCTTAAAATATTTTTATTCGCAGCATAAACCTTAACCTCTACTGTAACTTTCACCTGATTGTCTCCCTGTAAAATTGAACAACCTTCTTCACCGCCGTTATCACGTCCTGCACGTCATCGTCAGCCATCGCCGGGAACAGCGGTATCGACAGAATCCGTTCGTATATCCACTCCGCGTTCGGGCACAGCCCCCGCTTATACCCAAGATTTTGATAGTACGTGTGGTAATACACCGGCCTGTAATGTATCTGCGTGCCGATGTTCTCCGCCTCTAATGCCACCCTGACCCTGTCGCGGTTCTCTACCAGTATCGGGAACAGGTGCCAGGACGATTCGTCGAGTGGTATCGCCGGAAGCGTTATCCCGTCCACATCGGCGAAAGCGTCCTTGTACGTCTGTGCGATCTCGCGGCGCCTCTGAATCCAGCCGCCAAGTTTCTGTAGTTGTGACCAGCCGAGAGCGCAATTGATGTCCGGCAGGCGGAAGTTATAGCCGAATTCCACCATGTCGCCTGTAGCATCACGCCCGTGGTCGCGGAAGCGGCGGCATTGCCCGGCGATGATTTCATCGTTTGTTAATATCATTCCGCCCTCGCCGGTAGTGATGTTTTTGACGGCATGGGTGCTGTAGCAGGAGATTGTGGAATTACCAAACGGCATCCCTATTGAGTGGCAGGCGTCGCGAACGGTACAAAAGCGCTCATCTTTGTGACCGGCGTAATCAATCAAAACGGTTACAGCGTGTTCGTTCGGACATGAATCGTTTTCTATAAACAGCGTATTCCTGTTGATGTCCCTGAATTCTATACTGCATAAACCCCATGCCACGTTCACTGATGCCGTGAAAGTCAAGGGTGATATGATTAAATGCCTGAAATGGCCCCAAAATAACAGCTTGTATACTATCATCAGCGCCGCCGTCCCCGAACTCACCGCTATACCATATTTCGCACCGTGGTATTCGGCAAAAGCGTTTTCATACTTCTCCACCCATTCGCCGGTAGTAATCCTGTCAGACCGCACCGCCTGATTCATATACACAACATCCGCATTGTCAATCTGCTGACGGGCGTATGGTAAGAATTCACTGCGGACTGGTTTACCACCGTTTATTGCGAGCTTTTCAGACATTTAACATTTCTCCCATCACCTTTTGAGGATTTGTGTCGCTCCGATACTCGAATCCTTCCGGCACCGGCTCGCCGGCCTGACTGTCGTTCCCACCCCACCAGCGAAACAGCGGCTTGACAACAAACATATCATCAAATTCGAGCGTGTGCCGTGCCTCATCGCGTGAAATAAGCACCTCGTGCAATTTCTCGCCCGGCCGTATGCCGGTAACTATTTGCTCGCATTCCGGCGCGATTGAATCGGCAAGGTCGATAATCCGCATACTCGGAATTTTCGGCACGAATATTTCGCCGCCGCGCATGATTTCGAGACAGTGAATAACGAACCGCACGCCCTCATCGAGCGTCAGCCAGAACCGCGTCATGCGCTTGTCGGTGATTGTGAGCCGCCCTGTCTCGCGTTGTTTCTGAAAGACCGGGACGATACTGCCCCTGCTGCCGATAACGTTACCGTAGCGGGTGCATGAGAATGCAATGTCGCGTCTGCCCTTGTATGAGTTGGCCTGAACGAATAGCTTTTCCATGACCAGCTTGGTCCCGCCATAGAGATTGACCGGGTTCACGGCCTTGTCGGTGCTGATGGCGATAAGACGCTCTACCTTCTGGTCAAGTGCGGCCTCAATGATGTTTGCCGCGCCGTCGATGTTCGTGCGGACGGCTTCGAGTGGGTTGTACTCGCATGACGGCACTTGTTTGAGAGCGGCGGCATGTACGACGATGTCAACACCTTCAAAAGCGCGGAACATACGCCGCCGCTCACGAATGTCGCCGATGAAAAACCGCAGCGTCGGATGATCGTACGTGTCTTTCATGGCTCGCTGTTTTTCTTCGTCGCGGCTCAGGATGATGAGCTTGCGGGGGTGGTAATCGTTCAGCATGACCTCGGTGAATTTCCTGCCGAACGATCCCGTGCCGCCGGTGATAAGGATTGTCTTGTCGCGCCAGTTCATTTAGTGTTTGCCTCCAAGCTTTTTAAAGAAATCCCGCGAATTATTATCACGTCCTCGCCATTTACTATTACCGTGCCCGGCGACTGTTTGGTTATCCGAAAAACTATACTTCCCCTGTTTGGTTCTGGCGGTGCCGGCGGCGGTTTCGGCGGCTTGACGTTCGGTGGCAGCGGGTTCACATTGAAAGGAGGGGCGCTTTTTTTAAATATTCGTTCCCGGATTTTCATTTTCATAACTCCCATTCTTTTGCGTTTATTTTCATCATCTTTTCCACGTCCAATAGCCCTGTCGCGTCATCAAAAGGCTCAATCATAATTCCAGTCCATATAATTAATCTCTCCTGGGGCATAAACCTCTTGGGGTCTATTTCGTTCATTTTAGCAACCTTTGTTCTCAATGCCGCCGCGCTTCTTTCAAGTTGCGTGAGGGCAAAAAGCAATTCATTTTTCTCCATCGCCTGATCTCCCTACAATGCTAAAGACAATTTTATGAGTATTACTGCAAGCAAAAACGCGGCGAAAAGGCAGGCTCCGAGAATGCCCCCAAGATTGTTCTCGATCCTCATTAGAATTTTAATAATGGGTTCTTCGGTCTCTGTTGTGGAATGATCACAATCTTTTACATCAATATTTTTATACATCACTCATTCTCCTTCACCGCTACATCCAAAATCCGCAAGTGTAAATTCTCTAACCCTCGGCTTCCACCTCATGGCCTTGCTTTGCCTTGTTTCTCTTTTGTGTTTTGCTTTACATTGATTGTGATAAATAGATTTTTTTGCAATAAATAGGTTTGCTGGTTTATCATATTGCTGGCAATATTGGCATTTTCTCCAGTTTGGATTTCCACATTTATTTTTTGCTCGTTGTCTCTGGTGTAGCAAATGATGATATTTAGCAGAAGGGCAAAGAACCAAATTAGAGGGTTTATCGTCTGTTTTATCTTGGTTTATATGGTGTATGTGATATATTTTAGTAATTTTAATTCCCGTTGCTTTTTCAACCACAAGTATGTGATTAAATACATAGCCATTACTTGTTGCTCTATGGTGTTTAGGGTTGTAAATCATTAAGCGGCCGTCTTTATTAATAATCTTTCTTCCCCAATTTAAACATCTGCTTGAATGCCCCATTATATATCTATGAGGTTCGCCCCTAATAAGACCTTTTGTTTTATCAGACCATTTGATTATTTTTGTTTTTCCCCCACAACCACAATGACAATAACCATATGGAACATTTTTATCTAAAATCTTCAAGGGTTATCTCCTTTATTCTTGGCGTCCATAATTTTTGTTTTCCTCCTCTGTTTTTTAATATTTTTCGCCAACCCCATAGTTCGAGCACCCCGCCAGGCGTCTCCAGCCAGTCGATACACTCTTGGGCGCGTTCCTCTGTAAGTTTCCTAACGTGAGCCGCGAAATCCTGCCCACATGCCTGTATCCCGATGAAGCCGCGTTCGGGGTCCAGGGCAAGGATGTCGACAATGCCGAACAGGTCTTGCCTAATACCAAAGGGGCCGACGTGCTGATTCCAGCGTTCCACGATTCCACAGATGACACCCTGATCACGGAGCGCCCGCATAGTGCGCTGGACAGGGGACAGTCCTTTACTCATAGCGATGCCCCGCAGCCCGCTATCACTATCGCAAGTACAATCGCAAGTATGGTCATATCATTTCTACCTTTCCTTTTTCTTCCATCCACTCCTTGATTATCGTGCCGATTTCATAGGCGACACCGACGTGGACGGCGTTGCCGAGGGCACGGAGTTTGTGTATTCTATCTCCACGCCCATCATCCATTCGACCAGACCAATAAAATCCAGAGGGCAGCCGGCGGAGTTTCCCGTCGGTGCATTCAACATAGTAACCGCTGTCTGTAAATTCGGCCCACCCTCGCCTTTCTCTCCCGCTCCCGTCGAGCAGTTCGCATGAGGCGTCGGCAGAAGTGCCAATGCGTAAATCAAATCTTTCTGCTTCTGTGATGGGTAATATTTCCCCACTGTATTTTCGCTGTCGTGCGGTCTCGGGGTTGTTGGAGTCGGCATGAGTGCCTTTACCGTTCCCGTCAACGTCATCACTGGCCTGTCGTGGTCGCCCCGGCTGTACTGATAATCCCCGACTTCGTGACTTCGGATTGTAGGCAATAACGAACACCCTGTCCCGCCTGTGGTTCGCACCGACGGCGCAAGCCGGTATAACAAGCGGCAGCGTCCAATATCCTGCTTCTTCGAGATCGTCGAGGATCGCTCCGAATAGCATTCGCTCCTGAAATGAGTGTACACCGTCGTAATAGTCAGCCTCCGGCGTTCGTAATACGGTACTACCTTCCACTCTAACATCGCTTCGGGACTCCGCCATACTGAGGAGACCAGGAACATTCTCAACAAGGATGAGAGCGGGTTGGAGGGATCGGCATATTCGTAACATTTCCGGCCAGAGGTGACGGTCATCCCCCTTGCCTTTTCGCTTCCCGGCGACGGAAAAAGGCTGGCATGGGAATCCGCCGCAAATAACGTCAACTGGTTCGAGGTTATGTTCCCCACAGTCCCGGATGTCAACGTATCGTTTGGTTTCCGGGAAGTGCCATTCAAGGACTTTTCTACAATATCCGTCAATTTCCACCTGCCATTTCACTTCGGTTATGAGACCAGATTGGAGCAAGCCGAGCTCGAATCCGCCGATCCCTGAGAACAGGCTGCCGAGGGTCATTGCGCCTTCACCTTTTCAGCATCCTTGATTTCCACACGGTAGCCTTTCGTATTTACTTCTTTCAGCGCTTCCTCAATGATGTCCTGATAATACTCCCGCACCCAGGACGCGTGTTCTCCGTCGGGCGCGGCAAGGACAAGTAGTTTTTCTGTTCCCGTCGATTTGACCGGAATTAGCGGCTCGATATAGAATCTGCTCGACGGCTTTATATCTGCACACGGGTCAATGATTTTCGTTCGGAACCATTCAAGGGTCTTGGTGGAGCACTTCGCTTTCAGGGATTCGTAGGCTTTCAGGGAAGGATTCTCTTTCGGCGGTTGCGGCTGTGGTTTTTTCTCACGTGGCGTGATGCCGTCCTTGCGCATCCACACTTTCGCCGTGTGATAGTGGGACTTATATCTCGTTCCCTTGCTGCCGACATGCTCATTCATCCTGTCGATGTATTCCTGCACTGTTGATTCGCCGTAATCGTCAATCAACTTTTGATGCTGTGCCGGCGTCATAAGTACGTATTCGCCGTAATGCTTTTTCGGTTCAGGTTTCGACTTCGGGCGCGCGCTTTCTTTTGGAATACTCGATAGAGTATTCTTTTCTTTACTTGAAGTAGAAGAAGAAGATGAAGAAGAAGGGGTTGGGGTCACCTTTGTCTTCCCCTTAAGGAGAACGCTTAAGGTGCATAATTCATCGGGAAGTTCATACCACTCTCCATAATTCTGGTAATCTGATAATTTAGTGTGTAGATATGACTCTATCTCCCCCATATCTTCCACCCATTGCTTATCAATAAGCTCTAATTTCACATTCAGTTGTTTCTTAATACGGTATAACCTTTTTTCCGGATTAACACTTATACCAACTTTAATAAGCCCATTTCTATCTTTAATCATATAAACAAAACCGGGTTTATTATAATTAACGCCGAGCTTGGGACTTCCTCCTTTTGCTCCAGATATGCACCTTTGTTCGCGTTTTTCATTATCTTCAACCATTCGCTTGCAATACAGCACCCCGTTTTCATCCTCTTTCAATACGCCGCAAGAAAGGAGTTCAGATAGAGAGTGCATAAACGTTTTATGATGCATCCTTAACAGGTTCATGATCGTTTTATGATCGGGTCTTGACCCGTTTATGAGTAAAAAACCGTATCGTTCTGACTGGTGCATATAGCACATTAGGTTAATCAAAAGGCCGTGTGCGGTGATGGAACAGAGTTGTAATTTGATGTTGCTCAACCAGTCCTCTGGATAAAACTGAAACGCTGGTGATTTCCCCATCGTCACCACTCCCATCGAATGAATATTGCCGCAACTATCAGGGCGGCTACGGCGACAGATACACCGGCCGCACACAGTACGAATATCGGGTCGCTCACCAGCGCCCAAAGTACCTGCGGCAGGGTGATATTGGATTCCATGTTATACCCTTCTTTTTTGGCTTTCATTGACCACCATCCCAAGATATTCCTTCATCGCTTCGATATTCCGCTCCGTCTCCGCTTCGGTGCGCCCGATGAGACAGCGTGCCAGGTCAAGCGGCATGTCGAAATCGATGCTGAATTGCTCCACCGGCGGACGATAGCCGTTGTACTCACCGGCACTGCAGGTTCTATCGCGGGTCATTGTGTGCTCCGGGTATCAATGCCATAAGTTCGCCGTTGTCATTATATTCCACGGTGATGTATGTTTGGGCTTTTATAGCATCGTCTAGCCGCCTAAAAACGGAATCGGCGATGGACTGCTCCACAAGCTTTAATACCAGGTCCAGCTTTATATCAGCTCTTATTTTGTCACCGTGGTGTTCATAACCGGTGACACCCCTATTGAGCACTAAGGCGTCATTCGGATAGTTGCGATAAATCGGCATGGCATAGGCGTTAATAGTCATAGTTTCTGTTACGTCCTGTGACGATATGCCGTAGAGCGCGAAAGCATAGCTGAATAAATAAACATCCCACCGGTAGTGCTTTGCCATGCTATCATCACCGACCGGCACCCACCGCCCTTCTGTCGCCCCATAGATTTCCCGCTCGATCCCCGTAGGTATCATTTCCACCATGTCAGGGCGGGTGGTGATGATGAGTTTTGCACTTTCTATTGTTGACGTTTCGGGGAGCGTGAATCGCATAAATGAGCGGAATGGTGTTAGGTCTTGCTGTTCGTCGCACCCCGCTGCGAATATCAGTAATAGAAGCAGTATTAGCTGTTTCACGTTGTGTTTCCCCCCGGTTCACGCTGTTCCCCCACTGTTATCTTCTGTTTCACGCTCCATCTGCACTTCGGGCACTCATGCCAGGGCAGTAAGCCCGCTCTCTCTGTAAGCGCCTTATTGCCCTGCCACCCGCAGTTCTCGCAGAAGAACTCCGGTTCCGCCGCCGGGAAGATACGCGCCCACTCTTCTTCGCTGACACCTTCGCCAGGATAAGAGATTATCTTATCCATAACATTATTCTCCCTTTTCCAAATTAGTCATCTCTCGGTTCTTCTTCATCATCCATCTCATCAAATACTATATATCCGGTTTGCCCACATTTAGTACATTCAAATTCACTGTTCCCCCAAACATCAAATTCCTGCACCTGTTCGCATCGCGGGCAATAAAAACGAGATGTAAGTCTATCCATTTTTTAATTCCCTTTCCTTATAGATGTTTTCGACAGGTTTACCGACGGCCATTATCCACCTCAAATAATGGCAATTCGTTAAAGTTATATTCATCATATGGTATGTGTTCTAGCCAGTTTAGCCGAGAGTAGTATCGCATCATGCGTGATAGTTCATTTGATGTCCATCCCGGTGCAGTATAATTATTTTTTATCAGCGTACGGGCTATTATTATTCTTTAACGGGCAGTTTCCACACTTAACCTTTCGCATCGCTTTCCTCCAGTTTCAACACTGCATTTCTGTCGATTTCCCAGTTACACCATGCACATATACCACTTGTTACAGCCATCGCCCAATTTTCGTGTCCACATACCGGGCAACGTTCAAGGCCAATCGTACGCTTGCCATTGCGCTCTTTCTTGCCGATAAAGCCGATACAGCGGTCACGTTCAGTATCTTCAATAAATAGAAGATCGTGGTCGTGCTTGTCGAGTTTACGAATTATGTAGTATTTCACTTTTCCCGCTTTTCTTCAAGCCGCCGATTTAGCTCCGATATTTCTTCCATGTAATCAAATAATTTCGTTTCCAATTCCCTGATATGGTTGCGCATAGAAGCGATTTCCTCAATCATTAATATAATATGGGCTAAAGAGGAAAATGCGTCTTCTACTATCCTCATCGTTCTGTAACTTATATGACATTGGGGCGTGAATGTGACAGTAAGCCGGTCGGTTTCCAGCGTGATTTCTTTTAATTTTTCACTCATGTCTCGTCTCCATTCTGAATATCCTGGGATTTCCGAATAGATGGCTGTTCGTGGATATTGCCTATGAGGTCAAGATTATCATTAAGTGAACCGTCTCTATCAATAAAGGTGTCATAAAACGGCTCCGGCTCGAAGATTCGCTCGTCGCTGTACTCATGCATCCACCAGCCGCTATCGCCCTTGTAAACAAGCTCCCAGACTATACCAGTAAAGCTGTCCCGGAATAAATCACCCTCGAAAAACCACTCGTCGCCGACTTTGATGCCAAGCTCGGAGGCATTGTGCCTGATCCAATCTTGGTAATCATCCGCCATATAAGGAGCAACTTCCCACCATTCCACATCTTCGTCGGTAGGTTTTACTGATACTTTTATAACCATACCATTTTGGCCGCTTGGCAGGTATGTTTTCATATATCCAACGACCTTATATCCACTCGGACTCTTGCTGTCTTTCGCCAGCAATCGTAACATCATTTCTGTCTGCATTGAATACCTCTTTGTTATAAAGTTCAGCGGGATATTCCCTTGTTTCTATCATACGTTTTGCCTGTTCGGTTGTCATAATAGGCTCGTCTGCTTCGTGCCCGTTTGGGAGCATTCGTCGTAGACGCTCTACTGCTTCATCATATCCCATTTGCCGAATACATTTATCAAAACCAAACAAATGGAGGGGGCTTATAGCGCGGGCGTATAGTCTATTCTGCATCAGTCATCCTCCAATTCAACAAATCCTGCCTTGACCCATTTATATTCACAGCGTCGCTCCATTAACAAGCCACAAACGACACAGACTTTAGTATCCTCGTCACCATGCTCTTCAAATTCATGCTCGCTTGGTTTGCATTCAGGTTTATTCCGCATCGGTCACCTCTGGCCTCTGCTCCCATCGCTGGCCGTCAAGGAGATTACCTGCGGCTTTTTTCCCGATTCTACAGACAGTAGTGTCTGGGTCGAAATTGTGCCATAATTTTCCCTTGATGCCTGGCTCATTAGCCCGCATTTCGTGAATTGGCGCCCACTCCCCCCACTGCTTGAACCAGTAAGGCACACCCGCTGCGATGCACTGGTCACGCACCGCCCGCGCCCAGTTCGGATTCATCGGCCTTGCGTTCGGGCCACTCTCGCCGCCCATGATGAGCCAGTCAATACCCCGTGGCTCTTGTATGCCTTTCAGCATCATTTCTGTTGCCGACACATACGCGAAATCCACAGGCCCCAGCGCCGGTTCGTAGCTCACACCGAGTACGGGCCAGCCCGAAGACTTTTCTCGGAGTTTGAACAATTCTGGAATACGCTTATCGGCCATCTCTTGATTCTCACACGTAACAATCCACCAGACATTCGGCAGATAATCGCCACCACCGAGATACCATCCGCCAGTCTTCCCATAGATACACTCGATGGCTCGTTCGGGGCGTTTTGTAAACACCAGAAATGTGTGTTGTGGGCATTCAGCCATGATTTCCATTGCATCAATGTGCCAGGGATCAGCCTCCTCGATGAAAAAATCGCTCCATGACGGGACCATGATGAACTTGCCATCTGCCCATTTCATCGGAGCGTAGAACGTGCGGTCGGCAGAGCGGATGACCTTCGTCGGGTCCTGTCCGAAGCGTTTCTTGTCCCGGTGCATGTAGCAGTTGTCGCAGCCCGGGCTGACCTTGTGGCAGCCCTGCCACGGGTTCCATGTTTCATCGGTGTATGGTATATCAGTCGGCATCAATCGTCCTCCTTGCCCATAAATTCTTTCATGGCCGCCCTCAGCACCTTGCCGCAGTTGCGCCGAATCATCCCTGTCACAATCTCCCATACGGTAGCACGGTCAAGATGCACCGTTGCGAACGGCGGCATTTTTTCTTCACTCCATTTGAGCATTATAGTCGCGTTGCCATATGCTGATACGACAACTTCATCGTGGGCACCCTTTGCGAAATACGCGTCACCCATGTCCTGTGCCGCAGTTTTGCTAATCCTGATCTCCATTATTCAGCCTCAAAATCTCTTGTGCATCTTTCAATACGAGTATGCCCCTCTGTCCATTCTCCATAAAGCCAGCAATAGCCATCGGAATCCACGAATTCGCATGAACCCCCGCATTTCTTTGCGTTCTCTTCATCTATATCAACGCCAACTTCAATACTATCTCTTATCTCCATCCGGTGCCTCCATTTCGCCGCCAGCCTCCAACTGCGTTACCGCCCACGGAATGATGCGAATGCCGCCAGCGCGTCCAAAAGGGAAAGTCTTCGGGCATAGTTTCCTGCACCCGCTTGACATCGTTACCTATGACGCGGAACTTCATCATGAAGGCCGCATTGTCGGCACAACTATTATTGCTGTCTCGGCATTGCGAAAATGCTCTACTTCGGATGGCGTTGCGGTGTAGATTCTCATGGCAAGTCCTATTTAAGAAGTTTTTCAAACTGTTTATCTATTTTGTTTATCCTTTTCACATTACATTCAAAACACCAATACGGCCCCCATGCTGTACCAGCAGGGTTATGACAGCCCTCTGTAATACACTCTTTCCCGGTATGATATTTCTTGCTATTACCGGGATGGTTAATATCATCGTATCCACTCATCTTATTCCTCTTCTGGCATCTGTATCGGCCTGTCAGACCATTGGCAATCCATGTCAGCCATTGGGATAGCCTCATCCACGCCTAAAATATACACAACAAGTGCCCCGTATTCATCTTCAAAAACTTCAACTACAGTTCTTTTGTATTTACCCTTGACGCGCACGCTGTACAGCCCCGGCTCCGTCGGTTTCTCACTCGTCCACCGGAATGGCTTCAGCAGAGCCTTGAGACGGGCGATTTCCGCCTCTACTTTCATCAGCAATGCTGACTTGCTGGAAAGCTGTTCATGGAGGCCGATAACTTCTTTTCTCTTCTCACTAAGCAACTGATTCAGGCTTTTAATGGTCATATCCCGAGTCACAGCTATATCATTTTCGCGTATCATCATCCCCAAAACCCTCCCCACCAAAGAAGCAAAACAAGGGTATTAATTAGTACGAAAACGAAAAGTATGGATGTTATGAGTTCCGAAGTCTTCGTACTAATAAAAGCTCCAATAGCTGCAAAGAGCAGGCCAAGCACAAACAGATACATAGCTACTAAAATCTGAGGAAGTCCCATGTCATTTCTCCTTCATTGCTGTCATGTGTTTAAATGCTTCCTCCGTCAACTTCACCGGTATGCGCCGGAGCAGGAAGTCCAGCAGTAACACCTCGTGGAGGGAGCAAAGATTAAGAACCTTGCGCTTCTCCCCGTGGAAGCCGAACGGGGCGTCCCTTTTTATGTCGCATATGTCACACATGCGCAAAATCCTTATATTTGAGTTTTGTTATAATCCTACTCCCATCCCGCCCAAACAATTCAACTCTCGGACGAGCAACAATTCCTTCGGCAGTAAAATTACCCCATCTCGAATCAAAACCGTCCTGCACTTTTAACACCATGTCATCTATTGTACCGCTCCCGATAATCGGTACAACATCACAGTCATAATCCTCTGCGATGCTCTCGACTGCTTGACGCCGCAACCACCAGCCGCCGATCTTTACATCAAACAGCACAAACGATTGATCCGATCTGTAGTTTCCCCCGCCTTTTTTTATTTTCGCACCATATCCTTCTCCGTAGAAGCATACACCATCGGGGAACTGGTTTATAAACTGCTCTTTTCTTGGAAAAAACTTTTCCTCCAGAACAGAGATGAGTTGTGCGGAAATTTGTGCTTGTTCGGTTTTACCACCGAATGTTATTTTGCCATTCCGATACATGATACGAATATTTGTACCATCCACCTTTTCTGTAAATACCCAGTCACACCCCGATAAATATTCAATTTCAGGTGTGGAATAAACGCCCAACAACAGTGTTTTGTACTTTGTATCAGGATCGCGTTTGAATACAGTTTGAATCTTATGATATTCTTCCATGTAACCTTCTCCCCTCATAGCGTCTCCCATTCCGCCACCCGCGCCTGCAATCTATCGGGCGGGTGAGCAAATCGAGAACTCTGCCCGCCCCTGCCGGTGTCTCCGGCTATCTGAATAGTGAATCCAAGCGGCGTTCGACGTCTCTGCTTGATGGTATTTCAATATCCATTGACACATCGTCGAGTATGTCCGTGATCAAATCCTGTATTTCCTGTCTGTCTCTTGATACTATCCGCACTTCTCGCAGACAGGCACGAACGTTGCTCCGCCGCTATACCGTATGCGCCGCGTATTTTCGTATTCATGGCTCATTGCTTGTCCTTGAACAAGTCATCGCCCTTTTCCAGCGACGCCTCGTAGTCCTCGATTGCTTTGAGCGTCGCATCCTCGTCAGACAGCGTGTCGTACAACATCTCCAGTTCGGGTCTGGCAAGCTCGTCCAGACCTTCAATGTCCGTCTGTTTTGTGATATGCCGCGCAATGTTCAGGAGCAACCCGTCACTCCAGCCGTAGACTACGGCGCGATCCTGAATCGCCCCAATGAACTGTCCCGGCGTTTTCGGCTCCGGCTTGGACTTGGCTTTCTTGGCGGGCTTCGGCTCCGACTCCTTGACTTCGCCGGTGTCGGTGTTGACGGGAGCGGCCTTCGGCTCCACTGCCTTGTCACTGCCCTTGTAATTCTTTTTCACTTCGAGCGGCGGGAATGCTTGATCGACGGTTGTGTCCCCGTCCTTGATTGCCGTTTTCAGGCCGGTAAGCAGTTCGAGGTCTTCCAGATTCACGTCCTCGATACCGTCCTTGCCAAGCACGGCGAACACACGTTCTGGCATCACTCCCATTTTTGTGAAATAATCAATCGCTTTCGTTCGCCGCTCGACAAGGGTCGTGGCGTCGCCAATAGCAACGAGTTTCGCCGCGTCGTAAATACTGTTTGCGAATGCTTTCGGGATCACTTTGAAAATTGCATTCCTGAGCGAGATAGAACATGCGGCGTTTGCCGTCACCTGTATCATGTCGGCATTATATCTTTTGCCCCTTTTATCTGTAATCCGCCGCCTGACTTCAATTGTTACGGACACGTTCTTTTCGAGATCGTGCGCCACGCCCTGCGCGGTCACGTAATCCCGTTCTTCATCAACGATTCTGGAGCCGTAGCGCATGTTCCCCCAGCATGAACCGATGATCTCGGCAAGCCGAACGCTGGGGCCTTCGATCACTTTGCCGCCACGGGGAATTTTATAGAAACACGAGGCCGCCGTTTCTTCGTCGAGCGTTGCCATTGCAAGGGCCTGTTCTTTGAATGCCGCGACGGAACGGCGGAACTTGTGGGCTGTTGCGATCTGTACGTCGATTTCCGCTCGTGTGATGGAATTGATCGCCGAAGCCTCTATTATTTGGTTTCTGTCGTCCACGCCGTCCCCATAGTCCATTTGCACCGCTTCAGGCGTTACCACTTTTGCGTCATCGAAATCATTCATGATTTCTCACTCCTTATCCACGTTCTCAAACATCTTGAACTGTTCAATCATCTTCTGGCATTCGGCGTAGACATACTCTTGCGATTTTGGATTCTCACTGTCATGCAGATGATTGCAGTCGAATCCGAACCACCACCTTTTGTTTCTCTTTTTGACCGGATATGTTGATTGTTTTTTGCCGCTTGAAAACGTAAGCCCCCCATGAACATCAATAAGGATAGAAAGCCTGTAATGACCTTCGGCGCCCGATGCAACAAGCATTTCAGCCCACGGAGCGCGCTCATCCTCGACGTTTCTGTCCAACAGGTGCCCGAACTTATCGGCCGGGAGTTCAACGCCATAGTCCTTCCCGAAAAGCGGGTGTTTCTCGTCAACGCCGATGTATCCGCAGCGATGGCCTAGTGGCATTACTGCCCCTACTATGCGATACCTGCCGTGGGTTTCGTCGAATTCAACCGTATAATTGCTCATTTCGCTTTCCTTTTTTACACATCTATTATCTTGCCTTTGACATACGGGCAAATACTGTGATACCCGCACCACTTCGGCGAGCACCACCACGTTCCGGGTGATGACGGCGGGAACGTACCGGCACTGAGCATGTCCACCATCGTTTTGACCCGCGCTTTCAATGCCTTTTCATGCTCCGGTGTCCGTTCCGCCCGGCGTATCTCTCCGCACACGCCCGTTTTCTCGTCCCATATCGCCGCATTGTCTTTCGGGGCTTTCTTCGATTTGGTGATTATCCGGTACTCGGCGGGCAGGTTGCCGAAACCATTATCGCGGAGAAGCATCCTGTAGAGCGTCGGCTGTATCTCTTCATCTTCACGCCCGGCAGCCCATCGCTTGCCGCTCGTCTTGATGTCGCGCAGCACACCGTCCGCAATCAAGTCCGGCTTGCCGCTCACCGGGATACCGAAGCCAAGATCGGCGTACAGCCGTTCTTCCACCAGTGCGATTTCCCTGTCCAGCGGGGCGAATTGCTGATGATAGAAAGTTGACATAGCGATTGCGCTGTCGAGACCTTCGCCGAGTATGCGCTTTTTCTCTGACACCTCGTCACCACTGAACCAGCAACCTTCATCGACAACGAGTTTGACGAATCTGTCATGTGTCACGTCCTGGACTTCGTCAAGCGGCGCAGGTTCGCCATTATCGACAACGGATCGGTAGTTGTGTTCCGCGCCCGCGTGTACACCGCTGCCGGTTCTTGCCGCTACACCGGGCGGTATGATTATCCCATTGACGTAACGTTTCTCGAATTGCGCCGCGCACCTGAAAAACATGCCGATGCTTGACTGCGTGAGTTCAGTTATCACCCTGTTTTACCTTCTCAGCCGTCGCGCTATTTCCCGGACTTGCTGTCGGGTTTTACCGCGCTGGATTTGTCAGTGTCCACTACAGTTGTGGTATCAGCGTTTTTGTATTTTACATCCGTGAGGATTTTGCGCTTGAACATGGTGGTCTGAATGATTTGGCGGGTCTTGATCTTGCTGGTGACTGGCCGCCATCTTTTGTTACCATAATTCTCCGGGTGCGCGTCCATGTCGCGGTCGAGTGCTTCGACGGATTCGATTGTCCTGTCGGTCGGTGTCAGCGTTCCGTCATCCGCTTCGATGAATAGTCTCATATTGTCCCCCCTGTCGGCTCGCGGTGTTGTCGGTTTCAGCGCCGGGCGCTGTGTCTGCCTACGCACATTCGCGCCGCAGAACTTACGCTGCCTCACGATGCCCGCGCCATACTAATCAATTTATTCGCCTTCCCACCTTTACCATGTGGTACTTCTCTTTTGCTGCATGGATACGGTATGAAACAAGCATGTGTATGGAAGGGTCAGTGTCGGTGCCGATTGAGATTGTCTCTGCAGGAGCTCCGCCCCCCGTGTATCTTCTGAACCCCTTGCGCTTTAGCGCTCTTGCTCGCTTGTTCATGGTTCACTCCTTTCATTCGGCGCGGGACAGGGATTCGAACCCTGCATTTTCGACCTTTTTAGCCCATCAGCAGTTGTGGAATGCCAGCCTGTTTCTTCCCTATAGATGGCTATGGCATGTCGTCGCCTATCTAATCGCCTATCTGGCGTGCGTCTACCATTGCGCCATCCCGCGCCATTTATCAGTTCAACCCAAGTGCATCCGCCTGCTCTTTGCAGATGAGCGGAATGTTGAGAGCAGAGGCGACCGCTTTGGCAACATCATTCTCGATGCGATTTACAGTGTACCAACAATTTCCCCGTGCGCCCAACCGTATATCGCCACCCGAGTCTACCCATGCCCACACATCACCACACCCCTCCAGTTCCACGGCAAGATCGTCCAGTGTGGCAGGGCGGAGGCGTTCGTCAGGATGCTTTTCTGCATAGAGCTTCGGGCCTTCCTCGCCGATATAGCGAAACGGCCTGTCGAGCTTTTTATCCCAATACAGCCAGTCCTTCTTTAGCTCCAGCTTCGGTTCGACAAGGCGGAGGATATGGACGGGAGAAGAACAGCAGCAACAATAGGCTTCACCACAATACTTATGCCATTCGACAGTTGGGCATGGCCTAAACTCTCCGGTGTATTCAAAAACAGCATCTTCTGGTGCTGAGTTACTGTGTATTGATGATCTGCGTCCCTCAAACCGTTGCCCCTTCCTGCTCATCGCCAGCTTCACCTGCTCGAAGCGGTCGCGGTCAAAATCGGTGGCGAAGTCAACGTATGGGCGATTGAGCGTACAATCCGGATCAATCTCAATTCTCCCTTTAATAAACTTGTACTTGCCGTATTTTGTATACGCTCCATCTGGCCACCCGACAAGCTCCGCCTCAAACACTTCCGGCTCCTTCTCGTCCGGCAAGCCCTTGATGTATTTGATATACTTCTCTGCTGCTTCGATTATCTGCTCTCTTGTCGGCTCCACTGTGGTTCTCCTTTTTACCCTCTCCAGATCAACCGTTCAGGCCTGAGGTCAAGGTGGATATGATTGTCATACCGCCCGATGCCGCCGAACTCTGATTCCAGCGCGGCCATGTAAATTTCCCTCATCATCTCTGCGGTGATGATGTTTGCGTCCGGGCATACGTCGGTTGCAAAGAGCAGATGCCAGGACTTCGCCGGGCCGCCAATCCGCTTGTTGTAGCGCGCACAGCAGTGGCCCAACATGATGCGCAGCGGAAAGCCAACGTCGGCCTGTAGCTGTTCGAGCAAGACCATGTGACGGTACAGCGCCGGCACGATTTTCAGCATGTCACAGCAGGGGCAGACGAGGTCACTCCAGAGAAAGTGCCCGATGATAATGTGATTCGGCTGTTTGATGGTCGGCTTTGATTTGGTGTCTGTCATGTTGGGGGCCTCCGCGTCGTCTGCTTCTTGATGAAATCCCGCCAGAACTGCCGTCGCTGTGTGCGATTGTACCCGGCAGCGACCATTGTGTCGTCAAGGCTTTCAATAACCCTCGTGCCGCGTTGGAGCATACGCCGGGCGAACCACATCCTGATTGGTTCAATAAGCCTTTTCATGCCTCTACCGCCTCTCGGTTAAGTGCACGGCGTAACCGTGCGGCCTCCCGCAAGAGCTTGTTGATCTCACCGCGCAGGCAAGCGCACTCCATTTTTTCTTCTTCAAGCTCTTCCAGCGTGTTGTCGAGCAGTTTCATGATGGCGTCTGTGTGTACGGTAACTCTGTCGCGCACGAACTGATTATCGGCTGTCATTCGGTGTTGTCTCCTTTCACACGTGCAAGTTCTGCGGCTCTTTCGAGTATATCCTGATACGGCAACCATGCGAGCGCACCATGTTGTTTGGTATGACCATGAAGATTGCACTGAGAATCACCTTGTACCGGCTCAAGCATACGGCATCCGCGCGGACGTTGTTCGGGTGATAACCTACAGCCGCCATCGCCCAAGAATACGCAGGCACCGCCCCATGAATAATCATATATGCCATCACCGCATATCGTAGCTGGGCGCAGATAATGGCATTGATAAAGCTCATCTTTACCGGATCGCGGGTCGCCTTCCCAACAATCAAGGGCATATTGGCCCGTTAAGAGCATGGCGGCGATTGTTTCGACATCACATGTTTCGAGATCACTTGGGTAGACAATACCCGGCATTGCTTTGCAACATGAGCCGCCGCATGATTTACATATCTCGGGGCTGTAGAACCCGGCCATATCACTCCCCCTTCGCGGCTTCGAGGGCGGCACAGATGATAGTATGTTTCTGTATAATCAGCGTCACCGTTGCGCTCTCCCTGTCGTTTTTGTTCAGTCGTTTGCTGCAGTGTTCAAGGACAGATTTGGCTTCTTCCAGGGCCGCCACCAGTTTCGCGTTAACTTCCCGTAACCGATCCCGCTCTGCTGCTGTTTTTGGTGCGTCGGCGATGAGGGCGATATGGTCTATGAGCTCGTCTTCGCTGTTACCCCACACCATCGCCACGCGGACACGGCAGCCGCCATTGTCAACGCCGGTTACAACGCCCCTGTCCGCATCTGCTTTCCAGTCAGTCTTCACAGCCGATCTCCTTGATTTCCTCAATGAGCTGCTTCGCCGTCGTGAACAGCTCTTGTGCGGCGTCGAGCATACCCTTGCGCTCCAAGCCGGTGATGCGCCCATCTGCATATGCGGCCTTGCGGCGTTCGGCTACCCTGCCGACTTCGACGACAAGCGCCTCGATTTCATCGCGTATATCGCCGTTCGTCTCGGCAGCGGCGGTGTCTATCAGCGCGAGACCTTTGCACCGCGCTACGAACCAGTTGATGATGTCGAGTTTGCCGGTAATGTTGAAAAGCGCGGGGAACAGTTCAGGGGCAGGCGGTCTCTCGCCGGTGAGGATTTTGTAAAGCAGGCTTTCGGACATTCCAAGTGCGCGGGCGGTGTCCCTGACCGTTGGGCCGTCCTCAGCCAGATGAAACAGGCCGTAGAGCATCACCCGGCAATCACTGTCTTCCCACGTCGAGTGCGACACTGTGCAAACCCCCTTGTTTTATTAGATTGTGTCAGTTCGCCGATCTGTGCATGTTTACTTGTGCGATGGGGATAAACGCCTTGTCCGCCCGATACGCCAGCAGCGCGACGGGCTTCTCAATACCGATTTTGCGACACCGCAAGGAGGCTTCATGGAATGCATGGGAATAAGGAGTGTTGAACTTGTGCCCGTTGTATGTCATAGTGAACGTACAGATAACACCGAGGGCAGGCGCGTATCTGACGATGTACGTGCGCCCGTGGTTCGGATTGTGCCGGTGATGATGCTGTTTTTGCATGGTCATGCGGTCACTCCTTTCAACCGATCATACGCCGCATTAAACTCAGCGACGGTCATGTCGGGGGTGAACGGACTATCGGGGATATCATGATGCTTCGGAGAGGAATCGAATATTTCGGAAGTGACCGGGATGCGCCAGCGTTTACCCGGCTTGATCGCGTCGGGGATAGTGCCGTCCTGACACCAGATGCGGACGGTCTGCGCAGAACAACCAAGAATCGTTGCGACTTCACTTGTCGAGTAATACTGCCGCCGTATTTTCATCACATCACCCAGATTAATTGTGCAGGAGGCCGGGGAAAGGAGATTCGGGTGGTTCCGCGAAAGAGAAAACCCGGCCCCCGCACGATCTATGTAAATGAAAAGGGGGTACTACCGTGCCTGTGACACGTCCGCCACCAGAGAATCAGGGAATATCTCCCCCACTTCACAGTCGAGCTTCGCAGCCCATTCCTTCTTCTTCTCGTCCGTCAGCGTTCGATACCCGTTGACCACGCGAGAGACGAAAGAATTGTTGACGCCGACAGCAAGGGCGAACGCATCCTGAGAGCCAAACATGGTAACGATTCTGCCCTTGAGTACTCTGTTGGTATGTGTTTCCATTTTTACAACCTTTGTCAATTATATTGACTGATGTGTGTTGTGCGGTTATATTGATTATAAGAGGCGGTTGTTTCGCCGCCGACCTGCAGCGTGTCGGTAGTGGCCCCCCCATACTGGCACATTGCGGGGGCTAGAGCGCTTCGAGCGCCGTTGACGGTGATCACCGCCTCTTATAAAACCGCGTTGAGCGGGGCGGGTGTGACCCTGTCGATCAGTAGTGTGTCGGCATTGGTCGCCCGTGCTTGCACACGAGGGCGAACGAGCGCTTCGAGCGCCATCGGCAGGAAAAACCCGCCCCTTTCTTCGTCGTTATTGAAAAGGCGGGTGTGATCTCTCCGGTCTGTTGCGTGTTGGTGTTGGTCCTCCATGCCAGCATGTTGCGGAGGGAAGAGCGGCACGACCGCCACCGGGAAGGAAAACCCGCCTTTTCAGTTTTCAAAGAGCTGTTGTTCATCTGGGGTATAAGATATCTCATATGCGCTATCTTGTCAACAATTATTTTGATATTTATACAAAATATTTCTCATAAGAGAGATAAGCTATGGATATTATAGGACTAATAAGTAAATGGCTTGGCTATAAAACTTCTCATATGGGAAAGTCTTATAAACAAGTTGATCTTGCTCGTGATGCAGGCATATCCCCTTCATACATGTCTAAAATCATGACCGGGAATAGAAATGCGGGGAACTTGACGGTCAAGAGGATAGCCCGTGCGCTGGGCGTGTCGGTATCTGATTTCTATAAGGGGCCTCCTTCTGAACCTGAATCCGTCCGCGATCACGAGCTTGACCCTACGCGCGATCTACCGTTACAGGGCACTATCTCGGCAGGTACGCCCGGGGAACATGCTCGCTCCGATGAGAAAATACGGCATGAAATAGCGGGGCTATTAATAAATGTGCGGGGCGAGAAGTTGCGAGCTATACGGGAGTTGGTCCGCGTCTGCGCAGAGGAATCGGGGGACGCGAAAAAAAATATACGAACTGGGTGACAAAAACAATATATTATATTTTGAATAACATATGAATTAGTGTAAACTGGAGAAAAGAATCTCGCAAGCACGAATGAACTATTCATCATAGGGGCTTAGAATACCATGCGGCTAACATCTCTGTTTCTGATAATTGCGGTACTTGCTGCATTGTCTTGTAATTTGCCAACAATCACCAACTCGAAAAACGACGCCACAATATTAATTGGTGATTCACCGACGCCGCCGACATATGGGACAATAGAGGTGCGCGGGGACGTGATAGGGAATTGGGGCATAAAAGAATCGCTGACAAAATTAGCGCGCCTGGACAAGAAGCCGGATTACTATTTCTTTCATATCATTGACGACGACCCCAAACACTACGCATACTTGCAGATAGTATATTTGCCAATAACCGAACCGGGTGAATATCAATACGAAACAAAATATAGAACGAATCGTCATGAGGATGCGCACATTAAATTAAGTTGGGGGCCGTCAACAACACGCGAGGCGACGGAACGTGACGAAAACTCGGCTTGGTTTACAATATATTCTGGTGTAGCCCGTATTGATGAAATAACGGATGAAACATTAAGCGGATCAATAAAGGGTGAGTTCCACGGGATTGATTTTGATGAAGGTAAAAAAATCACCGTCGAGTGCAATTTCACGGCTCGCATCATAATGGATGAATAAATGGCTGCACAAAATATTGCTCAATGGGTTGTTGTCGTTTATATATTTATCACACTGTTTTCCGCTGTGATTATCGGTTTACTGCCTGCGCGCATCGCCTATAACAAGGGGCACGATTTTCTTACATGGTGGTTATACGGCGCACTATTGTTCATTATCGCTTTGCCGCATTCACTCCTTCTTGATCGAGATGAAACAGGATACGAGCACCGCATGTTTCGCCGTGGTATGGTCAAGTGCCCCTATTGCGCCGAATATATCCGGCGAGAAGCTATTATTTGCCCACACTGCCATAATAAATTGAGATGATTATATCGGTCACGCCGACAGGGAAATAAGCCCGTGTCCCCACCCCACCGACAGTCAACCGTCGCATTGCGGCATACTCTCTTTGGCTTGAAAGAAAGAATGGTGTCAAATAATTACTTGACATTTTATATTATTATGCCGATATTATCAAAAGCGGGCCTGAGTCCAGTTGTTGGGTTCGGACTTATCAGTATTATAAGACGTAGGGGTGTGGTTCTTATAACCATGCCCCTATTTTTATTTCGGTGCCCTCGTAGTTCAACTGGATAGAACATGGGCCCGCTAAGCCTGTACTATCGGTTCGAATCCGGTCGGGGGCACCACACAGCCGGGGAATTGGCACGAGCTTGATTGGCTATGAACAAAAAGCCCACAGTCTACCGCCGCAAGGACAGCCCCTACTGGTGGTTCTCATGGTATGCCAAGGATGGACGAATACGCCGCTCCGGTAAATACATCGGCCTGACTGTCGCGGATTACACGAAAGAAGAAGCCGAAAGAGCCGTTTTAAGCCACTTAAACCTTGCACCTGACCCGACACCCGCCCCAGGTCGAGAAACGCTCACGTGGCTTACCGAGTGGATTCCTTTGCGGCTTGAACGCGACCATCTCCACGGCACCACAATCGAGAAGTACTGTGAGGCGCTGAAAGACCTGACGGGCTATCTCGGCCCCGACTTCCCCCTTGCCGATATTTCAGCGCGCCCCCACATCCCGGGGTACAAGACCTATCTCACTTCCCGTAACGTCCGCCCGGCGACGATCAACAGCCGGTTGCGGATGCTCCAGGCAATCTTTTCCCGCCTTGTGGACGAGGAAATCATCGGGCGCAATCCGTTCGTGCGGTTCAAGCGGGTGCGGGAAACGGATTACCTGACCGAGAACATCACGCGGGAACAGGCGGATATCCTCTGGCAGACGATGAAAGAGGCCCGCAGCCAGGATGCCGTCCGGATATTCAAGATTCTGGCATACACCGGCCGGCGGGCACGGGAAATACTCGAACTGGAGCGCAAGGATGTGGATTTGGAGAAAGGGTTATTTCGCCCAATGAATGTAAAAATGAGCGATCAGAGAAAACGCTGGAAGGAGATACCGGAAGAGGTGAAGGAGGAATTTCGTTACTTCATTGAAACGAAACGCGGCAACCAGCCGTTCAACATCTGCCGCCGCGACACGCTGTCGAAAACGTTTCTCCGCTGGAGACGAAAAGCGGGTCTGCCCGACAGCCTGCCGATGAAAACGCTTCGCCATGCGTTCGCGACCGACAGCCTGAACGAAGGCGCCGACCCTATTGAGGTGATGAACTACCTTGACCATTCGACATTTCGCGTCACAGAAGGGTATTACCACCCAGAAAAGGTACACAAATTACCACGGAAAAGGGCAATTCGTGACTAACAGCGTGACCGTGCTGTCTGTATCACGTTGTTATTGTTACTCTTTCTATGAGACTTAAAATCTCGGGGGTGAAAGCCTGTACGGGTTCGATTCCCGTTCCCGGTACCATTAAAAAACAAGGACTTACAAGCAGCAAGGGGCCAATCAGCGGCCCCTCTTTTGTGCCCGTAGTCACGTTTTGCGCTGGTTTTCATCTGAACATACTTAGTGAACAAAGCGGATTAGTCACGTTTTTAGTCACGTTTTAAACATTCACCATTCCCATGAGCATTGGAGATAATCGACATTTTCCATCGCCGATGGATGGGAAAAGATTGAACGATGGGACAAGGTAGCCCGTCTGCTCCGGCGGGTATACATCGGCGTCTTTCACCTTCGCAAGGTCAAGCACCGTGACCTTGCTCCATACCTGCCAGTCAAGGGTGTGGTCGATAATTTTCCCCACTTTTGCTTCTTTGAGGCTGGGGTGCTCGGATAATGAGGATACATATACGTCGCCGTTAATTACCCGAACATGAACAATGTGGATATTCTCTTTTTTCATGTCACCCCCCAATCTTTTTGGCAAAATTTACCACGGCCCTCTGCGTCAGCCCCGCCCGCGGCTTCGTCGATCCGTTCAGCCAGCGCGTGACCGTTGCCTGATCGACGCCGATCTCACGGGCGAACTGCGCTTGGGTGAGACCCGCCTTTTCAATCAGGCCCCGTATGTACGTCGGCCAGTCACGTTGTTTCATTGCCCCTCCCCTTTCGGTTCTTCTTCGTTCTCATGCATAAACTTCCAAGTGCTGAATTTCATAATACCTTTAACCGGGTAATACTTTTCTTGTTGGATTAACCGCGCCACTATCCGGTCTCCGTCGTTTATTAACCTCCCGCAGACCGAACACTTTTTTCTGTGTTTCCCCGTTTTGCGATAAATGGTAGTAAATTCTTTTAATATTTTCATTCTTTCTCCTTGCTGTACTTCTACAACATCCGCCGGGGTGCGCGTCCTGTTGTCCCGTCACTTTCGATTTCGTTTGCACGGGGCGCGTTATTTGATTTTCAAAGATTGGCGAGACTTGGGACTCGCCGTGTCCTTTAACAGGGCTTTCGCCCCGCCCCTCAGGATTGTGCCGTTTCAAAAGATTTCATATAATCGTTCAGTTTTTTTGTGTAATCATCGTGGGCTTGTTGCGCCGCGTTGCGAGTCGAATACAGCGTGTCATTTCCGTGGCAACAAAACGACTGGCCGAATCCACCGTTTCCTTCTTTCGTACCAACCCAGTATTGGGCATCAACCCAAGCGACAAGAAACACTCCACGTGCTGTGCCGATATACCATTCGCCGTCTGGCGCAGTTTCCCGATATTCGGTTAAGTTGATCGACCTCATTTTCTTCTCCTTGTTTTTGGTTTTCTCTCCTTGCTGAAAGTCAATATATGCATACGCACGTGCTTTGTCAAGTCTTTTTTTCACTTTTTATCAAAAAAATAGCCCCTGAGTTCGTCGTTACCCGGATTGTCGGCAACGCTTACTGTCAGGGGCGCTATTGGTTTTGAGCTCAAACCCGCTAAAACTGTCTGCTGTTGAACCTCTTTCTATCTCGATGCTCCTGTCGTTTCCCGATGTTCCAATCGGATACCGGCCTGAAGTATCCCATCACGCGATCAAATATTTCGCATTGCTGTCGTTCTTCGTCTTCGAGTATGTGAGTTTTCCCGTCCGCACCAATGAAGCTTATCGGCAATCGCATCACCTCTCTTACGAACCGTTAATGTCCCTGAGAATGTCTCTGAAAATGTCACACAGTAGTTGTGTTGTGGTATGAAGTTACAAATTAATGGCAATTAAAAATGTCTGGCTTTTCAGTTGGTGCAATTTCTGCAACACCTGAGCTGTCAAGGATTGCTTGACATCTGAAAGTTAATAGCGGCGGTTGTTTTGCCAAGCCGGGACAACCACCAAACCCTCGATAGAGCGCCTACACTGGGTAGACACCTCATTTTATTGTAGAGGGCGTTTGGCTCGAACGCGCGTCCTGCGGTAACGCGGAACCGGTAAGAATTACGCATGACCGGCACGGCCACTATCGCGCGACCGCATGTTCCGCACCAGTCGATACGGCGAAGTCAGCCAGAGGCGCTTACCGGGGCATTGCCGCAGTCGAAACCATGTCGCCCCCATTCATGCCCGTCGTTCCTTTTCCCGTTTATACTTCCCGATAAGCGTTGTTTCCGGGAGATCGCCAAGCCCAAGTTCTTCCATCATTTTCTTAATTTGGCTCCACGACATCGGCGGCTTTTTTGAACGGGCGTACTCAATCGCGGCAAACTGCCTGTCCGTCAACAACGGTTTCGGTGTAGTGTTCTTGTTGTAGATTTTATCGATTTCAGCGAACAGTTCCGATTCGGTGATAACTGGATCGTCCATCAGATAGCCACCTCCGCCGTGCGCCGTACGTTTCGTACGAAATGCACGGTATAGAATTCCCTGTCTCCATGCCGTATAAGTATACCGCCGAACTGCGGCGTGGAATTACGTCCGCCGGGAATGCGATAGACAAGCGGCGTTTTCAACTGCCAGCCGGGCGTGACCTCTCCGATACACATCCCCCGTTGTGCCGGAGCCTCAATCTTGATATGCCGGTGACGGTGTGAGCGGACAATCACATCCGGTGCTTGCTCGCCCCAGCGCCCGGCTTCCGCAAGAGCTTCACCAAGTTCCGCCATGAGCGCCGATGTCTCGTAATGCGTCCGCCCGGTCGTACCGATATGATGGTTAAAATGTATCAGACAACCGTCATCAGATTTGAGCCGGAGAAACATATCATGCCGTGAGTAATTGCCTGTAGCATCCGGTTGCGCTCCGAGTGATTCGGCAAGCATTTCCTCGTTCTCGCCTGCCTGCCCGACGTGCGCTTCCGTGCCTCGAACGACAAAGAGCGCCTTGCCGCCCCCATTATCAGCGACACGGTCAACTATCGGCTCGAGTATTTCCTGGGCGATGTTCTTTTGATCGGCGATGTTCTGCGATACCTGCGTTGTGGCGTTGTGATGACGGCCGTCAATCATATCGCCGTTAATCTCCAGCCCGAACGGTTCGCCCCGCGTCATATTCGGAACCCATTCGTTCCAGAAAAGGAGCCACCATTGCCAGACTTTTTTCTGCAGGTCTGACGGCTCATAATGCCCGCCGCCGTCAAGCGTTATGCCGTCTGGCGGACAGAGGCCGAATTGACAGCCTGCATGGAGGTCGGATATTACGACAACTTGGTTAATGCGTTGCGTAGATGATTTCTTTGGCATGTAGCCTCGCTTCGTTATGTTCCGCGGTCGCACCCTCGGATTCTTTCCATCTCGGCAGCATGACCACAATATCGCAACGGCGGATCAGTTCAAGATCGCCGTCAAGCCAAACCTCGTCGGCACACGCCCCGTCCATTAGCGCCGTGTTCATGTGAGGGCAGATTACGGCGTAACCCTGCCGCCACCACTTGATTGCTTCGGTGCGGGCGCGCTGGATGTTCTCATAGATTCCATTGGGGCCGTCCTTGCTTCGATAGGGGCCTGCTATGTATACGACCTTCATCCATCACCCTCCAATCGCGGGTATATCATGTCAGCGTAGTTGCTGCAATCAATCACGGTGTCGGGATCGATATTTTTCAGTCCGCCGCCGCTTGTAGCTTTTTCAAACATGCGTATAAAGCGGGTACATTTGAGATACAGGCCGCAAAAGTCCTCCAATGGAAACCGCTCTGCATTTTCAAGATGCGACCCGTACTGCTCACGACGTTCGAGGAACACCGCCATTTTCTCGGACAGCACTTTCTCAAAGGCGATAACATCCGGGGGTGTCATGTGGCTGTCTTCCGACATCGCCCGTTTGGTGAATTCCGGATCAGGCTCGAATACTACACCCATATCGTTCTCGTCGCTCATTGTCCCGTCCTTTTCTTTACACGGTCGGCAAGCCCATACCCCATGAGCGCCGTGCCGATGTACTGTAATGCCGTCGAGACCACAGCGGTTGTCACCGATACCGCGCCGACAGTGACAATTACAGGCGCACCGGGTATGGCGGCGAGAGTACCGGCGACCGCCAGAGCCGCGAAACCCCAGTTTGTTTTCTTGCGCCACCAAGAGCGGGTATCCTGTTCTTTCTCCTCGTCGTCAGCCATTTTTCTTTGCCGCCTTGACCGTGGCGATTATCGCCGTGAAGTCCGCCTTTGCCCGCAGAAGTTCCTCCTTCGTGACTTTCCTGTCCGCAAGAGCAAGGCCGACGTTCGTGAAGAAAGTGCCGATGTTCAGACATACCACCGAGCCGACGTCAGTGTATTTCCCGATAGCGCCGATGGCGACGATGCCGGTGAGAATGTACGCCGCCGCCTGCCAGCCGAACCAGCCCTTGACGGCTTCCAATACACCCGCGTAGGCCGGGACAGTCACGATCAGGAGTGACAGAAAGACTACAGCGAAAATCCAGTTGCGTTTCATGTTGCGCCTCCATAATAGAGTAAGAGTGTGGCGAGCAAGACACGGAATCCATGCAGCGCCCATATCCAGCCGCCGTCGATATTGATGACGTACAGGTCAATCATTATGATTCGTTCATGGTCGTCCACCGGCCGGCCGTACCTGCCGACCGTGTACCCGATCTCCGTCGTCTCCCATGCCGCGATGCAGCAACCGAGAAACCACAGCCAGCCCGGCCATGCTGTCGCCAGTAGCCACACAGCCCCCGCAAACGCGGTGAACACCGCCACGTCAAGCGCGTGATACCAGCGGAACCACATGTGACACCGGACGCCCACATCCTTCAGGTGATCAAACCCGTCAAACAACGGGTCGCCCATCTGTATCATCACCATGCCCTCGCGCAGACCGCGCATCAGCCCGAAGGAAAGGCCCGCTATTATGAGCAAGTATTTCATCCGCCCGCTCCCCTATTCTCCCCATGACATCATGGCGGAGCCGTTCAAGGTCGATCAGCATGCCGGGGCATGTTTTACGTTGCACACGCTTACCCGCCTGGGTGACATACCAGCCGGTTCCGTTAAGCTCACGGTGCCCCCTGATGTTTCGCGGCGATATGGCGAGCGTCAGGCAGGCCACCGCCAGGTAATCGAGCAGGCTGTCCATCATCGCAGGCGCGGGAGGTGCTCCGCTCGACGGCCGGTATTCGAGCGCCACGCCTATCGACTGCCGGTTCCATGCCCCGGCATGCCATGCGGCGATATGATAATCCACCATGTGATACCATGCGCCGTCACCCCGGATGTAGTCATGGTAGGAGCAGGTCGGCTCGCTACGTTTCTCCGCCAGCTCATCGCCGATGCCGGTGCAGAGTTCGTTCAACCGCTCCGGAGACCATCCCTCGGCATTGATGGCATGCACCACGATTGTCCGAACAGCCGCCAGCCGCCGTGTATTCGGCTGCCGGTCAGTGCGCATCGGCAGAATATTCCACATATCAACCGGTTGTCTCATGACGATCCGTTCAGCCCTTTAGTACGGCCAATGAGTAATCACCCAAAGCGCAATCGGCAGCACTATCATCGAAAGTACAGACAGCCCGCCGGTGGTGATCCAGCGCCATTTCTCCAGCGACGTCACGCGCCCGTTCGTCGTGACGGTCTGCTCATGGATTGCGTCGAGCTTTTCATAGATTTTCTCGAAGCACATGTCAAGTTCCCGTTTGGTGTAATTGTCACCGCTCACGTTATACCCCCGCCAGCGTCATATGTATGTTTTTTCATTATGTTTATTCTCCGCTTCTCGCCTTGAACCGCAAGGCAAATTGTCTGCCCATTTGATTGTATATGTAAACTCTTATCGTGTCTGCTAATTCCGCAAGGTCACGCCAACCCCATGCCGCGAGCGAATCGGCAACTGCAAACAGGGTATCTGGATCGGCGGAGAAATCGACGTAATAGCCCGTGATGCTGTCCTGCAGGGCTATCTCCGTATAGGATGGGTTGCCGGTTCCCAGGCTGCCTGCCGCGGCCGCAATTTTCGCTGTATCACCCAGGGCTGAGAACACCAGTACCGGCACTGTGGACGGTGCGGCAGCGAGAGTATAGGCCGAATCGGCGGCTGAATATTGGCCGTCAAGAGTACCCCCGAGAACCTCGATTTTCCAGTCGTATTTCGTGTTCACGGCAAGTCCGGTGATTGTATCCGCTTCCGCATTCGCCGTCAGTGTGTCCGACCCGGCGACAATCGTTCCGCTGGACGCATCGACGGCACGGTATCCCCAGTTGGATTCGAGGGAGTCGTCCCACGTGATTGCTATTTCCGTCGAGGATAAGGCCATCATGGCGAATGATGATGGCAAGGCCTCCGACTCTTCGTAAGTGAGGGTCAAATTCACTTTTGCATCATCAATGTCTACATATTCATCTTCATCCCCGCCATCGGAATCCGGGGCCGTATTAGTAGAATCCTTAGAGCTAATTGCAATAAGCCTTAATGTATCTCCTATGGCTGCATTCACGGTTGTCAATCCGTCAGAATTAAATGGAATAAGATTATCACCAGCAGCATTGAAACCTGATGTATTGAATACCTCGCCCAGACTCGTACCATTGTGCGCGGCGGCAGCTTGTCGTCCATCAAACCGCCAATATTTATCCTTTGCATTATTTGCAGGTGTCCAAGTTGATTCAAATATCTGTATATTAAAATCATATGCATCTGATTGATCGTTATTACCGTATAGATTAAGAACGGCAGTATCATTATTAGGTGTAGACGGTATTATAAACTCATGGTATAAGCGCCATACCTCATACGTCGGCCCGCCAGCATTATATGTCTGCCCAATTGAATTATCAGAATCAATACGAATGCTATCTGGATTTGTTTCGTCGCGCATAAGTGAATATGATGTTCGTATATTAGTATTTGGCCTCCCATTAAAGCTCTTTACATTTCTTGCGCCGAGCACATTCGTTATTGTCAACTCGAACGTCCTCACCCACGCCCAGTCGAAAGCCGTTTCAACATTGTCACCGTTCCGCGCCTTGATGCCGACCGCATAGGTCTTGTCAACCGCGATTTGATCGTCGATGGTGATCGGGTTGCCCCAGGTCGCCGAATCCTGCCAGGTCTCCGTGGTCTTGAGCGCTGCCCCGTCCCAGTAATACAAGCTGTCCACATCCTGTTTGTAAACGGCTATTGCAAGGTCAGTCGATGCAGAATTATCACCTGTGTTGAAATGAAAATCGAATGACGTATCGCCGGATGATGGTATAGCAATACTATCAGCTATAGGTACAATGGCAAGAGTATACGTCGAATCCGCATCAGATGTACCTTCAGCATCACCAGCCTTGCCATAAAGGTACCATGAGTAGAGAGTGTTTGGCGTGAGATCGTTGACAGTCGTGGACTCAGATGTAGCAGGACTGATATACGACCCGACCGGCACATCATCGACATATTGCCGAATGATGATGCTATCCGGCGTGGCGTCGAAATCCCACGTTGCGTTGATGGACGTGGCGGATACCACTGTTAAATTGAAATCACGAATTGCAAAATCAGTTGTGATCACCCCCCACAAGTAGTCGGTTTGTACTCCATCATCATTTTTGCCAACCACGCCAAACTCATACTCGGTTTCAGGAGAGAGGTCTGTTATCTCTACAGGAAGCCATGCCGCTCTTGTACGCCAGTCAGCGGCAACTGTCGTTGTGTCACCGTCGATAGTCACCCATGCCTGTCGAGTGCTGTCACGAATTGCGTAGAGGACTGAATCGGGATTACCATTCGCGCTGAAGCTGATACTAACTTTGTTTGTATCAGTAGCTGCAAAAGCGAATGCAGCAGGAGATGCAGCAAGAGTATATACTGAATCTGGACCGGATTGACCACTGTAGGCTGCTGAATCCGCTCTGACATAATATCCGATGCGCTCATTCAATCCTAATCCTGTTAATATAGTCGTAGTATCCGTTACCGCGCCAAGTTTCTTGACCCAATTATCTGCTGTATCCCATATGGTTAATGAATCTATGCCTGCAGAATGATTGTTTTCCCATGAGCCGTAAAGGTAACCGGTCGAATCGGGATCAGATGGTGCTCGCATTACCATTAGAGAGGGGTCATTGACATCAGGAACAGTATACCAAACAGTTAAATAGGGAGCAGGGCTACTACTAAATTGAGTTGCGTTTTCATGTGCGCCAGATGGAACATTCCCGTCAATATCATTTTCACTCAGCAACGCAATATCAAAATCACTTGAACCAAACTCTGATTCCAAATTGGCAATACCAGTGCTGTTAAATGGAAGATAATTATTATTGTTTGAATAATTAACCGTATTCCATCCATCATTATATTTTATTACATTAGAAAAATTACCGCCAGCATCCCATCCCGTAAAATCATTAAACGTATTAACATCAATAACCGAATGTGTTGCTTGAAGGATAAATATATTATAATCAGATGTTGTTAAATCAATGTTGCCATCCATTATAAGACTACATGCAATTGCTATTGCGTTATTGTCTATTCCGCTTAAATCAAAAGTTAGAAAACCGCGATAAATATAGTAATTCTCATCTAATACATGTTCAACTCTCGGATATGTATGTATTGTACCGTCACCAGATGTCGCTGTTCTTGCGTTAGCATATGTAGCATCATTTTCTCTGACAGCACCCTGAAGACCAGCGTCAATAGTAGTGCTTGGATCAAGCGTTACTGGCCATAATGCTCGATCTGGTATCGTCAATTTCGTAGTCAGCGTATCGCCCTGCATAGTCATCTTAACCGGCACATCAGCCCTGTTAGCATCCCATGCGGTCATCGGCGGAGACCGTGCAATAAACTTCCCATCAGCGCGGAAAATCAATTCACCGCCATCGAAATTCATATCACAATCGGATTCTACCAGCCAGCGGAATTCTGTCGCAGATGTCGAGTCAGCAAGTATCACATCCTGCTTGACGCCGCTTTTCCGCGCCCGCGTTTTGATTGTCACATTCGCTTTCGCCGGGTCGAATAGTGCCTTCCACGTTACGTAATGGTCATCAGACGTGCGGAAACTGTAATCGTGACGTTTACCCTCTTTCCACGTCATTGCGGCATCGCCAATCTCGACATATTTGTCGAACTCGCGAAACGGGTTCAGCTTCGCCAATGTCAATACTTCATGTTCTGACAAATCAAAGTCACGATAAATAGAATCTTCCTTGTCGAACCAGTGAACCCGCCCAGCATAAACTTCGGCAATAAATTGCCCATTCGCACCTTTCCGCACCTTCGTATCCGCCGTCCGCCCTGCTGTCAACTCCTGCCCGACAGCGACGATTTTCGCTTGCTCTTTAATGAGCTGCTCTCTTGCCTTCTTCGACAGATACACAGTCTTGACAGGCTGGTTTAATGTCGGCATATCCTTCTCGGTATCAATCAGCGTCATTGACCCTACTATCGCAACGATCCCGCCCGCCGCCAGCAGTTTTTTCCAGTTTTCAGCCATCTCAGTAATACCCCGTTTCCGCGAATCCGCCCGTCACGATGCCGTAAATGACGGCGATGACCATGAGGGCGATTTCAAAAGCGATTATCTGTTTCCAATGCCGACAAACCCAATTCCCCATCGTGAGCCTCCAAACAAAAAGCGGACGACATAGTAAGGGGGTAGGCCCCTACCAGCCGTCCGCTGTAATCCGTCCGAGTGATCAGCCCGTACGGTTATGTTGTCAAAATACTATTATTCCCTATCCCGGTACTCGCCCTGCTCGATATAGATGTTGTAAGTTTTGCCCTGCGTCAGGGCGTCGCTTGCCTGTACGGTGTATCGAACCTTTTGGCTGTTGCCGATATACTGCGGATCGACGCCGCCCGCCGGTACAGCCGTATACCCGCCGCCGCTCGTCTGCTCATACTCCCATCCGGCCTGAACCGTGGCACTCAGCCGCAACAGCACCAGCGAATCGTCGGTGGAATCGTAGAATTTGATACGGAAAAATCCCCGGCTGCCGCCGCGCAACGACCTCATGACGCCCTCTATCGTCGGCGTGTCGTCCTTGTCCCACGAATAGTTGTCCGTCGCCGACAGTGTTATCTGCTGCGGGCGGTTATCGAGCGTGAATACCGCCGTCGCAACCGCCGTGCCCGCATCGCCGCCTGATGGGCTGGCGTCGTATGGCGTGAATTGGACCCGGGCAAGACTTTCTTTTAATTCCGATTCACCGGCGTCGATATAGGAGTTCCAGTACACGTCGTGTGACGTTCCCGCCGCGCTTGTAGACAGCACCCTCGGGGAGTCGCCGCGGGCCTCGTCTGTCGTGATCGTGCGGTCGTTACCGGTATGCGACGCCGTGAAACCGAACGTGTAGCCGCCGTCAACATTCGTCGCGAAGTGATTGTAATTGACCCAATGGCCCGCACCAGCGTCGATAGTGTATTTCGTTGTCGATGAACTCCAGGTGACCGCGAACGTGATTGTACCTGATCCCGTCAAGGTAGTGTTGGCATTCAAGGCTGTTTGGAGGGCGGTCGCCATTGCGTCACCGTCATCATACGTCCCATCCACCACATCTATGTCAACCGGGCCGCCCTGGTCGCTCTCAAAGTTCAATACGTCGTTCGCGCTGGTAATCGTGAACATGTCCGTCGCCGAACTGTAACTTGTTCCGCCGTCCTCGGAAAATTCCAATGCCACGCGGCTTGTGGTGCTCGTATTGTTCTGCAGCTTCAGCGTGATTTTCACCGCACCGTAGGAGTCGGTGGAATCAGCGACGGCCGGCAGGTCAGTGCCGCTCATGACCTTTGTGTTGCCGGTTGTGACCTCGCGATCCAGTGGCGCCGAAATAGAGCCGTAATCAATGTACGGCATGGTGGTCATGCTCGCGGAGTCCGCCGAGAAAGCCGTCTCGGTATTATCCGCGTTCCGAGCCTTGACCTTGAAAGTGTAGCCGGTGAAGTCCACAAGCGCGCTGCCGCTCGCGCTGATTATCGTCACCGTTCCGTTCGCGCCGCCGTTGTCCCAGTCGGCAAAGTCCTGCCATATCTCGCTCGCTTCATCGGCGTCACCATCAGCGCTCACGTATTTGCTGTTCGTGATACAGTAGATCGCCATCTCGGTCGTGTCGTCATTGCCGTTCGCCGCGATGGTGAAGGTAATTGTGCCCGCACCGTGGACGTAGCGGTCGCTCGTTATCGACTGTGCCGCCGACTTGTCACCCTCGAAACCGAGCGTTACCGCCGCCGTGCTGCCGGTGTATGTCAGTGCTACGGTATGCCCGGAACCAACGTCAATCGTGAACTTCGCGTCATTTAGTCCGGTCGTGCTCGAATGGGTTACCGTACTGGTGCAACCCAAGGCCGAATCGCACTGCGTCTGTATTTCCGTCGCCAGGGCGGTGTAGGTATAGACATTCTGCGAAAGAGTCACGTCGGTAACCGCGCCGCCGTCATACGAGAGTTTCAACACGTCGTTCGTGCCGGTAACTATGTTAAATTGCTCGCTTGTCGAATGCGTCGGCACACCTGGCACTGCCGCCAAGCCGGCTCCGTAACCACCAGGGCCGAAAGACGTGTCTTCGCGGGTGATCGGTGGCATAAGTTATACCTCTATGACTTCAAAGGTTATGTTGTGCGAATTCAGGTCATGTTCAACTCGTATCACTTCCCAGGCCTTGACGTTCATCGTCGGCGTGCCGAATATGTCCTGTATGCGGTCATGGCGGACGTTGACGAAATCGCCGAGTTCGACGGCAAGAGCGTTCAGGCCGGATGTAAACCGGCATATCCAGCGATTCTTTGTCAGCCGTTCGACGTAATGCTGTAAGAGCTTCGTCGCCGTGGCTTCGTCGCGGATCGCCCATGCGTCGTACTCCCACGTATTCGTCGTACCGATCTCGTTATAGCTGTCGGCACACAGTTGTTTCAGGTTACCCGTTTTGGTCAAGTCCTGGTTGTTTTCAAGATACGAGGCGTTGATGTTCGTCTCGACACTGGCTTCCGCACCGCTGCCGTTGGTGATATACAGCGTTTCCTCAAATTCGCCGGTCGCATAGTTTTTCTTGTAGTGGAGTACGAAATCATTCTTGACCTCGTCCATCCCCATTTTGTGCATCTCAAAATCTTCGACACCACCGTCCGAGAATTCCGGCGACAGGATCGGATGCGTCGTGAATGCGCCGCTGGTGGGTGAGGCGTCCTCGTCGAATATGTCGAGGTTGCCGGGTACGTCAGGGGTAGCCGATGCGGCATTAGGGAAAGCGTCGTTCTTGTCGAACGCCTGCGCGGTCAACAGATTCGATTCGTCCCAATAGGCTTTTGTCCTGCCCTGTTCCGCCAGACCGCCGATAATTTCCCGCGTTCCCTTGCGCTCCAAAAGCTGGAACGCATATTTCCAGCCCGACAGATCGGTTGCCAGCGTGTCGAATGCCGCCGTGTCGATCTCCGAATCCGTCATGCTCATTTCATCGCGGGCGATGGATTCAATGACATGGGAAGGATTCTCAATGAGGGATGACGCGGAACCGGTGATAGTGCCCGATGCGTCGTCAGGGCGACCTTTGCATCGAATATAGTAAGCATCGGCAATTTCGCGCTTATAGCCGCGCCACAAGCCGAGGTTTTTGATGTAGACTGTGTCGGTGTTTGTCGATGCAAAATAAACTAAAATTTCTTTTACATCAATTGCGGCCGCGCCCTCATAATACACTTGCCCATCAATGGTGAAATATGTTTTTACTTCGGCGTCCACTGTTGTTGAAAAGCCGCTGGCACTCGCATCATAGCTATCCGCTCGGCATTGACAAACGACCCAATATCCGGTGATTAAACTAGAAACGCCCCAATCTTGGCCGAAATAGAAATCGCCCTGGCTGAGCCATGAACCGGTTTTCTGTAATGTCGTTTCATTGCTCGCGTTGCTATCAATTACATAGAGCGGATTGGTCATATAGGCATTTGTGACATCGCCGGGTATTTTACATATAACTGGATTAATCGACGCGAGGCCGTCGATAACCGTCATGCTATACGGAAACTTCGATGTATCACTGCCCTTTGATAAATATGCCGCCGCTATCGTTGCGCTGGAGTCATCCGTAAGATCAGCGGTCAAAACGACAAAGCTGTTTATGGCCGATTCCCACAGATACCCGGCGTGATCCATTTCTTTTAATAGATGATTGGCAATAACACCTGATATTTTGTCGCCGCTGCCGCTCGTAATGCTGTTCCGGGTCACATACACCTTAACGTAATCCCCGAGACCGAAATAATTGCTCGTCCCCTCTTTACAGGCATATCCGATGCCGGATTTGTGGCGCAACGTCCCCATGAAATCGCCGTAAATTATGGGTATAGGCTTCCCTATGCTGCTGTCATGTATATACGGGTAGTCTCCATCATCAAATATTGTTTGAGGGATAGTAAGGTTTTCCTTGAAATCATTTTGCTTCAATTTCAGATTCAGAGTCCGCGTGGTAATGCTGTAATCGTCGATCACCCCCGTCCAGAGCCGCTGCATGTCTGTTACCGCCGTCAGCCCCGACAGATCATTCCCCGCCGCCGCGAACGCAAGGTAGATAATAGCTTCCTGATTATACAGAGTGTACGTGTTGTACCTGAGGTCGAGCGTCGGGGCGTCGGCACTGAATTTGACAAACTCATCGCCGCTCGGCTCCGTGCCGTCGAAATCGCGCTTCGACAGTATGAGCAGTTTAATTGTCGAGCCTGCGTTCGCTACGATTCGCTCGCGCCCGTACTGATTGAACCGGATGTAATTCGGCGTCGTCGTGCTTGTGGAGAAAGAATTTGTCCGCCAGGTCTCATTCATTGCCGGCGAACCGGTCGCTTCGGCGCTGTCATAGGCTGTCGCGCCGCTTTCGTGCCCGTCGAAATCCGAGAACTTACTATCATCATCCCAACTGCTCCAATTGCCTTCGATCACGTATAGCTCGCTGTCCGTCGTGGAATTGTCATTCAGACCGTAGAGCGATAACGCCGCATCCTCGCACGATGTCAGGGTATCCGGGATTTTGTACTGGATACAACCGCGGTAGGTGTAATAGATGTCCCCTAACGACGGATGCGCATAATACCGTTGTCCGACGGTTATGGCGTGTTCCGAAAATTCCGCTGTCTCCTCACCTCTTACAGTTGCATAGGTGTCGTCGCCCGATTCACCCCCTGACATTAAGCGCCCTGCCCCTGCCGGATGTATCTTTGTGCCGGTAGGGTTTATGCCGTTGTCGCCCGTTGCCTCGGTGCAGAATGATATATCCTCGCCAAGTTCCAGATTCGATATATCGACGCCAGAGACCTCCGCCATGCCGCCGAACGGTTTGATCGACCGCGTGATCGTGCCGTTGTTTTTCAGGCTGTCCGCGTAGGTCGTACTGCCGATTGTCACCGCCTGCGTGCCGAGAAACAGATTGGCGGTCGGGATGTGCACGAACAGGCGCACGGCCACGCCGGTTTTGAGGTAGTACGATGATGCGTTTGTCGTTAGGGTCTTGGACATCAGGTATTTTCTTGTTCAAGGAGAAATGTCACTTTGACTTTATCGCCGCTGATTCTCTGAAAGCTGAACGAATTATTTATCATGCTCACCGTTCGCGTCGTGCCCCCGGAATCCACCCAGTGAAACGCGCTCACGGCTCCGTTTGCATACGACGACCCGATGAAGCTCTCGATGTCGGCCTGATCGGTATACGAAGTGCTTGACGCCGGTACGATGACCGTGTACTCCCATTGGTGCAAGTCGTCGCCGAGGTTCTTTGCCATACGCACGCCGCCGATAGTCACGTCCTGTATCTGGTTTTTGATGATCGTCTCACCGTCGGTCTGTAGATGACCGTTCGTACCGGCGCCCGATTCAAAAGTCAGCGTTTTCGTCGCGCCCGTCGTGTTCGGATAGTAAAAGTATTCGGCCATTTTACGCGCTCTTTAATGCGGTTTTGATGCCATATTGGTCTGTGCGGATCATCTCTTTCAGTGCCTTTGCAAACGCATACCGGTTGCTGAACAGACCCCTGCCCGTGTCGCCGCCGAAAGTGACGGAGATGGATGAATGATCGTCATTGCTTGTGCTGTTATACTGCCGTGTTTCGCCCACCATCGCAAGTGACGGTTTGGCGAGCGATAAGGGACTAGCAAAGGCCGGGATGAGGTTGTACCGCTTCGTCTCTTCGGGACTCAAAATGCGCTCCGGCCCCTTTTCACCCACCATCGCGAGAGTCGGCCTGTTGACCATGCCACCTTCCGCAAAGCCGGGCAGAATGGATTTGAGCGCATCGAAGAAGCCGATAGTCTGCCCGCCCGGAATAATCATGCTGAACAGGGATGTGGCCGCCGCCTGGGTAGCCATGTTCGCCATCATGCGGTAGAACGAATTGAGGATGGAGTCAAAGGACACATCGGCGTCGGACGCGATATTGAATAGCCATGACCCCCAGAAAGCGCCAAACTCTTGGGCGCGGCGGGTCATATGGTCAAAGCTATTATCAACCGCCTTCTCCAAATAGTCTTTCGCGCTTTGCAAGTTTTTGCGTGATTCGGACAATAGCTCCGATGACTTTGCGGCAAAAATAGATGTTTTCATTTCGAGCGGCGCGCGGGGGTCATATGCCGGGCCGTGGAGCATTTTCTGCGCATCTGACATGCGACCGCCGAGTGTCAGGCCGGTTGTATATGAACTTCTTTCCTGTTGAATAGCGGCTTTTGTTGCTGGCTCCAGCGGGGTTTTCAACTCAATGTTCCGGTATATTCTGTGGGCTATTCTGTTTAGCTCGGCAAGCGATACGCCGTAATTCTTTATTGCGGTTGCGTCGCCGAAATTCTCATTGAGATTTGCAACTACTTCGGCAAGAGTTTTGCCTTCGCCCTGAAGCTCAACAAGTCTATCCCGAAAGTCGTTGAGATTTTTCTGTTGTATGTTAAGTTCGGTATTTTCTTTTAATTCCCTGACATTGTCAAATTTCAGGCTTTCAATTCGTTCAAGGTGTTCTCGTAGTTTTGCAACACCGGCGACAACACCGCCGCCAACCGCCAAGGCAGTAAATATACCAAGCCCGATCGGACTTGCGGCTACCGCCACAAGCGCGGCCAACGCCTTGACAAGAGCAGCGATTTTCACGGTAAAGGAAATCACTTTGGCGGCAACATATATCCCAGCCACCCATTTCATCGTCTCAATAATGGAAGACTGGTTCTCTTTGGTGAAATTGATAAGCGAAACGAGGGACGCCCGCACCGTTTCTATCCACTCCGCCGACTTGGTTTGAACAAGGTCTTTGTTGGCTTTTATCCACTCGTTTGTCTGTTTAACTATGTCCGTAAATGTCGGGAGCAATTCGTTGCCGATAGATTTGGCAAGGTTTGTCATGTTGGCCTTCATGCGTTTAACCTGATTCGCGTAAGAGTCCGCCGTGCGTAAGGCGTCGCCCTGGGCGTCACTTGTGCCATTCAGTATGATGTTGTAGCGCATCTGGACTTTTTCAAGGTCTGTCAGGTTTTGATAGCTCTTTCGTATCCCCTGCTGTAACGCCTCCTGTTTAATGGTGTTTTCAGAGATTATAATACCGTACTTTCGCACCGTCTCATGATTGCCGACAAGCGCACTCGTAAAATCACGTATGACATCGGCGTCGGCGGCGTTATTGAATGACGCCACGTCCACCGCCAGTTTAGTCAATGATTGGGCCAGTTCTAACGATCTATCACGCGCAAAGCCGAGGGGTACGAACGTGTCCTGAAGCCCCGCCATCCACTTTTTGACATCTTGGTGCGCACGACCCACGCTATCACCGAAGTCGGTGGCCCAAGTATTGGCTGTTTTAGAAAGGTCGCGAAAAACCGTGTTAAACTTGGAGTTCGTCTCTTCGGCATCGGACGCAATTTTTACCAGCTTCAGGGACGTATAGGTCACAGCAGTACCGAAAGCCGCCAAGGTGATCGCCGCTTTTTTGAAATTGATCGCGTCGGCCCTACGCTGGACATTTCGTAACGCCCGGTTTGTTTCTCGTTGCGTTCGTTTGAGCTTGCGCATATACTGCATATTGTCAAGCCCAAGCCTTACAAGTAGCGGTTTCATCTACTGCCTTTCATGTCGTTCAACATCTTTTGTGGCTCTGTTTCCTGCTTCCGCAAAACTTCCTTGACCTTGAAATACGCCCGCCAGTAGGTCAAATCCCTGCTCGACAATTTATCGAGCATCGAATCAATGGACACCTCGTGGAAGTGCTCCGCAAGATTCATAACGAAGTACAGCTCGGGGTGCCCCTTTAGGAGTTTTTTTCCGCTGCCTTGACCGCCGCTTCGGTGACACCGCTCAATTCGTTGGCAAGTGCCGTAATGGTGTCGATCGCACCGCCGGACTTGGCGGAAAGTGCGTCGTAGTCGTCCTCAATGAAGATCGGCTTGCCGCTGGCGGGATCGTGGGCACAGTAGATGACCGTGTAGATCGCCATCTTCTCCACGTCCACTTCGTCGTCGTCCGACTTGGTGCACACCTGAAACAGCCTGTACCGCTGTTTTGCGCTCATGCCCTTAACGAGCACCTTCGCCTTCCATTGCGGTATCCGGATGGTCTTTTCGTCGATGTCTTTCGCGGAAAGAATTTGTTCTCTGAGATCGCCCATGCGTTACCTCGTGTCAGGGGTTTTTGTTATGTTGTAGCGCGTGCGATGTCGCCGTTGCCCAAAAACGTCGTAGTGGCTTCTGACAAATCACCGGCGCTACCGTTTAATGCCGTGTATTCCGTGAGTACGGCTGTGAGTGTATAAGACGGGTTTGTCGAGCCGACAGCCGCCGTTGTAGGGCGGACAACGATGGTGGTTGCGCCGCCGTCGGTGTCGTACACGTCCCACATCGTCGCATCGACCTTGCTTGCTGCAAAATCCTGCGTCCACGTGATCGTGACGGATGCGTCCTTCAGGCCCGAGAGACGGGCAACGGAATCATCCGTCATACAGGTCTTGTCTATTTCGGCGCGGGTGAGCGGGAGCGTTATGCTCCGCACATGATCGCTCAAATCGACCGAATCGACCGAAACGTAACAGTTGTCAAGAACGTCTTTAGCCATTATCATTACCTCCGTTTATTCGTTTTTTCGGCCATCATTGTATTGCCATGATGACATAGATTGTGTAGCTTGGGACGGTGCCCGCAATCGTCCACGTCGCGCGCCACCAGGTTTCTGCCGTTGTTGTGGTGTACGTGCTCCATTCGGCGGTCGCCGAATTCGTAATAGTTGAAAACGTGATGCGGTCTGTCGGCGTTGCGAAACCGCTGGCGTCGTCGGACTGGATTTTGATGTCGCAGGTCGGCGGGCCTGAACCGCTTACCGCCGTGCAGTGCACCGCGGCGTAAAGCGTTTTGCCTGAGGTCAGGGCGCCGAGTTCATAAGCTGTGCCGTCGCCCGATGCTGTTTTCGCGCCGGTTGCGGCTACACGCCCGCGAACGATGGCCGTACCGCCGGAAAGCATCGCGCCGCCGAACGTATACATCTCGCCGACCTCCATGCCCTCCTCGTAGCGGAAATGCGCCGCTTTGGTGCTGTACACGTAGTCCCCTGTCGCGTAACCGGTCGGGCAAAACGTGAATATTCTGTCCGCCGTGCCGAGATCATCGTAAATGACCTTGCTCACCTTTCCGGTGTCATGCTCGGCAAAGCCCGCGAATGTGGCCTCCACCGCCCGCATACCCGAAAGCCGGGCTATCGACGAACTGTTGAATACCGTGGAGTCCTTCGCGTCTTTCAGCAGCCGAAGCGTCGCCTGGTTCAGATCGCCTGTCAGGTCGTATTGCTGGTATAGAATCTTTACACTGGTTAAAACTTCTTTTGCCATGTCGTCACCCCGTAAGCAAAAAGCCGACCCCCGCGTAATGCGGTAAAGTCGGCTATTGAATAGCTCTATCTATATGGCGGTCGAACCGCTCAAAGGCTGTTGCGGTTAATACCAGACTATGAAGTCCAAGTGCCTCACAAATCTTTTGGTTTCGTGATCGTAATCGTCCGTTGCGTCGTCGTAATAGATGCGCTTGACCGCCACCGACGCGACAGTGCCCGAATAGTCTTCAAGCGCGGCAATCACGTCCCCGGCCACGGCCAACACGTCGTTTTTCGTCTTCCCCCAGCACGAAATCTGAAATCTTGGGTGCTGAGGATTGCCGGAACACGCGCCCATCGTTCTGATCTTCGGCTGGCTTATCATGTAAATCGCTACGGCGGGCATCCGCCTCTTGTCGGGTATGATGTTCGGATAAATGCGCTCCTGTACGTGTGCCGCCAAGCTGGCATTGTCCGTCAACAGTGAGTAGATCGCGTCGTCAATATTAGCCATTATTTATTCCACCATCTTTGTATTTGCCTGTTCAGCAATACATTCATTCGCTCTGGATAAATTCCCTGAAATTGGTCTACAACCGGTCGAAAAAACGGGTGTGGCGGCGCGGGATGATTGCCGCCGTGGCCGTATTCGACAAGATGGGCGTGCGGTGCAACGCCGTAATGAATAGCAACAAACGAAAGGCTTTCGCCGGTTTTGCGAAATGGTTTCGCTACAATACCGTCGCGCAGGTGACCGGTCTTTACCCGCACTCTCGACCGCATGTCGTCGCGCATTTCCTCGGCAATTCCCTGTACGCCCTCCCTGACGCCCTTGTCCTCACCGACTTTGGCAAGCATTTCAAATTTCCTGTTCAGTTCGTCAAGCCCATGCACTTCATTCATCGGATGACTTCTCTTTCGTGACGATTTCCAGAAACCGGTGCTGTTCGTCAATGTCAATGACCGCGACGATCTCGAAAATGCGGTTGTCGTATTTCAGTTGCTTGGCCGCTGTCAATCCGCGCCGGTAGCGGATTGTCCAAGTACCCGTCACTTCCGACTGCGTCTGCATCGCCGCGAAATATTCCTTCCCGCGCAGAGGCCGGTAGTTGCCCCAAACGGTATCCTCGTCATTCCACGTGATGCTTTCGTCACCGGGGGCCGCCCGCGTGACGGTTTTGTATTGTATCGTTACCTGCTTATTGAGTCTGCCCGTTCTCATCCGTTAAAATCCAAACATGCAATATGACGCGACCAGGTGATCGGCGGCGGGAAGCCGTTTTATGTCGCCGAACTTCACTTCCTCGTGGACGCCGCGATTATTGTAATAATCATCGCAGTACATCAGGTGGCATTGCTTGATGGGGCCTGGCACATCCGCACGAGCGTCACCGTATCCCGCGGGGAATATGACCTTAATGGGGTTATTCGTTTCCAGCGTTCCCGTCGGCCATGAATCGCCGTCGTTCAGGACGATGCGTCCCGGCCATGATACCGTATCCACTGTATAGTAGCTGGAGCTGAACGTGTTGCCGTATGTCGAGCTGTCCCCGCTCTCTGTATATGTGATGCTCGTCACGCTCTGCAGCGGCGGTCGCGGAAGTTCGATATAATCCTCGTCGGGCCATTTGTCCAGATACAGTTCCCATGTCTGCTGTAGCAGGGACACGCCGCCAAGGACGTTCAGTTCGATGTGCTTCGTCACCGCCGGGATCAGGCTGTTCAGGTACGTGTCCTCGATGGCGGTAAACTCGTAACGGTTGACGCTTACCCCGAAGTCGCATGTTGCAGTGGCGACTGTGGCGACGACGCGAATATACTGATAGGTACCGGTGTATTCCTTTTCCTGCACGGCGTTGTCATTCGATTCCGTCACCTGGGTAAACGCACCGCCCGCCCAGTCAGACCATGTGCTGTCGTCTTCGGACTCTTGTATCTTGACATCGACGGTGCCGCTGGAGCCGCACGCTCCGGCGTCGAATATCACGACTGCCTTGTTGCCCGACACATCGACAGATGACCCCGTCAGGCTGTAGGATGCCGCAATCGCATGATCGCCGGGCACAATCGACTGATATGTTGTAATATTATCCGCAAAACTCGTCGAGTCGAGCCGCAGGTGCGTCTTGACTTCGGCAAGCGTTACCGGCTCGATTGTCGCGGCTGTATTCTGTTTTATTTTCATCGGCATCTACCTGTAATAGAGTATGACCTTGCCGCCCTTGGCGTTTCCGGCGTTCGTGACGGACAGGCTCAATATCCCGCTCACAGCAATTGGCGCGGGGTTGCCTGTCGTTCCGCAGACAATATCCGATGCGGTCAAAGCTGATAGATTCGCACCCTTGCCCTGTAGAACGTCCTGGCTATCGGAATCATTCACGACAACATCGTAATTGCTCGTCGGCGCTGTGCCGCCGCTATCAGGTATAAACAAATACCTGTTAATCAGGCCGGTGATGAGACCCGTGGTATTGGCAGTTGCCGCGCCGCTTGTGCTTGATGCCCAATCAAACGTCAGCTTTTTCACCGTTGAAAACTTCTGGTGTGTCTGTACAACCGTTCCAGCCATGTTTCACCTCGCTGTTCTCTATTTCAAAAATTTTCGTTCCTTTTTGTCGAAAGCCCGTATGTCTTTTTCGGATATGATGATGTTGTATTTGAGCCTTCCTCCGATGTCATGGACGAACCGCTCGTAGATGGGTATGTGGTCTTCGCCGAAATTGCCCTTGTCGGATGCCCATTTGAGCGATTCGATGATGGCACCAAGCGAGAAATCGTTAACCTCTATCTCCTTCTCAAACTCCGTGCCGTCATCCCACAACACCATTCCTCTTTCGCCCTGTCGCAGATTGAGCTTTTCGCGCTCTTCGGTCGTAAATACCAGTTCTTCCCGCAGCTTTTTGACTGATTTGACTTTCTCGTAATCGCCCTTCTGCGGCGGGATAATATTGGTAAGTACAACTCTCTCCATAACACTGAACTTCAACGCTTGGACATCCACGTTGCTTTCCTCCGCGAAAGACGGTTTTGTTTCATATCCATATATCACGCCGCGTCCGGGCTTCATCAGGGTACTGACGTGACTTTTGATGTTCACCCGGATTCCGCGGCCGAGCGCCATGCCCGTCCAGAAATCACACCCCGGCTTCTCCCACTCCATTTCGGAGCCGATTGCCATGTTAATGCCGTACAGGTCGATATGCGTGTAGCCTTCCCAAATCGCATACGCGAGCATGTAGTCTATTGTGTTGCTGAAGTAGTCCGTCCTGAATGTGTCAACGATTTCCTTATACGGATACGCAACGATGTTTTTGCTGATATCCGGGTGTTCCTGTAATGATACAAGCTGTATGCCAAGTTCTTCCGCGCGTCTTACCGTTTTCAGCAGCGCCATTTTGATATGAAGTATTTCTGTCGCTTTTGCATCGCCCTGAACCGCAACAAGTTTATTCATGAAATCATTTTCGATAGTGGCGTCCCATCGCTTTTCGATTTGATGCATATCGAAAATCATGTCCACGTCCCGATGTGTCACCAGGTCGTTTACGCCCCATACGTCGAAGTTTCCGCATTTCGGCGCATTCTCCCATGAATCCGATTTACCGATAAGAATAACGCGCTTTTTTTTCAACATACTACCTCGTGTTTTTGTGGCGGGACGCTGTTAACGCCCCGCCTTTATTGCGTTACGTTGACGCGATGAAACCGAGTGAAACCAATGCGCTTTTGATCGAATTACACGCCGTTATCACATTGGTCAGGGTTGTGGCATCGGCGATCGAGCCGGCCTTCGACGTAGGCGTGGCGGCGAAGAAACCGAGTTTATAGTTGCCGTTGCCGGTCGAGTTCTGAACTTCGAGAATATCCGTCTGGCCCGTGGTATAGGCTTTCAGCGAAAATGACTCGCTTGCCGTGGACGACCCCTGTATCGCCTTGCCGTTCGCCACGCTTACGTCACCGCTGATACTGACGTTGCTTGATGCGGTCACGGCTTTAAGCACAGCCAACGTGCCCTTGATGCTGGGATTGATATTCGTTCCGGTGCTGCCGATCTGGAACGTCGATGCGGCGGCTGCGGTGAGGGCGATTTTCGAGCCGTCCCACGCCAATGACGCGTCAGTGGAATCGCCGAGTTTCAGAAAATCGCTGTCATTCAGGCGGATATCGGCGCCTTCGAATATCAGCGTATTGGCCGACTCGTCCCACAGCGCATACACGCTGCCGGTCGTTCCGTACAGCTTCATGTCAAGACCGCCGCTGCCGGTGGTGCCGAAAATGATCTGTCCGCCATTCGCGGCAACGCTTTCCTTGAAAATCAGGTTGCCGGAACTCCATGTGGATTTAATCTTAGTAGCAGGCATATTGTTTATCCTTTCACCGGATGCGCTTCATGCGCTGAAGCGTCCCGTTACGCTTTTTTCAGGGGCGGCACCGCCATATTACAGGCTGTCCCGCCCCGCAGGAATTACTTCGTTGTTTTTCTACGCCGCCTTCTCGGTTTTCGCGGTGTGTTCTGCGCCTTGACGGCCTTTTCCTCGCGTGGTTCGACGGACGCTGTTTCGATGCGGTCTGTTTCGCCGGTCAAAAACGGTAAATCCCGCTCATTGACAGGCTTACATTCTTTCGCACGATACATGCGCCGCGCCCATACGGGGTGAAGATCGAGTTCGGCGCCTTTGCTGTACCCGAGACGCGGTTTTGTCAATTGTACGTTCATGTCACTCCTTAGCTGCTGATTACAGCCGGGGGCGTCGCGGCCGGGTACTTCGTGTGCACGACGTAATCGATCGACACGCTATTACTGGTTTCGCCCGTGGTCGTCCTGACATTCAGACAGTCATAGCCGACCGTCAAGTCACTCGGATCGACCTGAATGACAATCTGCTGATACGTCGCGTCGGTGGTGGTGGCGAACCGATACGCATCCGTCTGGGCACTGAGCGTGTCCGTGCTGGTTGTCCCGGCATTACGCCAGCCCTTATAGGTGTTACCGGTCGTAGCCGCCGCGCCTGCCCCGGTCGTGGACGTCGCCTCGTAGACCGTGACATACGTCGCCTTGCCGGTGCCGGTGTTGTTGAAATCCGCGATAATGGTTACTCTCTCGGCGTCTTTGAGGCTGATATAGTCGCCCGTAATCGCAACCGTTGTAGACTGCGGAGCTATCGCGTGAACAAGTTTATACTGTTCAGGAATACAGACCTTACCCATTTTCTATACCTCCGAATTTTCCGTTAAACTTCATCAGGTACGCGTCGAGCTGAGCGTCACGATCGGGGAAAGAGTGTTCGATCCCTTGAATGGCGTGAGCGCATCTTTCCATTTCGGACGGCCGTCAACGCGATAAATCCAGCGAATTGTCGTCTGGTTGAAATCGAACTTCAGGTGGATCGAGGACGCGCCGTTGATGCCGCCCTTGTCCACGATGTAATACTGCGAGAAATCGGCGAGCAGTATGTCGCCAGCCGTACCGAGCGTGGAGCACTGCTCGATGGGAATAACCGGACGGCCGAACAGACGACCGAAAGGCGCGTCAGCAGCACCATTCGGCGGGAGATATACCGGGGCACCGCCGGTACCGACCGGCAGACTCATGGTATATAACTGGGGTTCGGTGTCCTGGTTAATGAACCACACGGCGTTCTTCCGGCTGGGCGCCCACATGCGTGCCCACATGTTAGTCACGTTCTCGTAAATGAAGGTCGTGGATCCCTGCCCGGACACGGCGGAGACTTCGACCTTGCAACCGGAGTTCACCGCCCCGAGGGGCTTACCGGAACCGTCGCCTTCGACAACGGCGTCCTGAATGGTGAAGGCGAACTCCTCCTCGAACATGTCATTGACCTCGGCGGCAAGAATACCGGAGTCCTGCAGAATTTCATCAGAGGCGAAATACAAACCGGTAAGTTTCTCCGGCGTCAATTTCACCTTGTAGAATTTCGGTCGCGAACTGGTCATCTGGTCAAGCTCGCCAGCCCAATAAGCCCTGACACCGCCAAAACGCGAGCCTGTTGCGCGGCTGGACTCATCCACACCCTTCAGTTCAATGGATGTGGCGTTGGATGTGAGCGTCCGGCGGGTACATCGGCTGATAACCTGGTTGTTATCATACGTGCGCCCCAGGAGGCCATCCGCGACCTCGGTTTCGAGAAGAAAGCCGCCATAAGCGCCCGTAGCCTCGATGGAGCCGGAGCCTGCAGCCCTGATTTCGGCGTTGCTGCGAATCGGGTTGAAATTGTCGTCATTATACGCGGCGAGCCTGCCAAGCCGTTTATCAAAGCGCCCGTGAACGGCAAAATCGACTATCGCCTGCAACTGTTCGCGAAGCTCGGTAAACGGTTTCTGCTCTTCCCTGTCCGCGCCAACATTGACATTGCGGAATCCGTCGTCGACGTCGATCTTGTTCGGGTCGTCTGTGGACGCGGCGAGGTCTGTCTTGCGGGATTCCTGCTTTTCACGCCGCTCGATGTCCTTGGTGAGCTTGTCATATTCCTCGTCAAGCTCTTTATAACGAGCCTCCTGATCTTCCGTCAGGGTATCTTCCCCCAGAAGCTCGTCGAGTTCCTTGCTGATTTCGGCGCGTTTTGCGCGAATTTCTCTTATAGTCATTTTGAAATTCCTTATGCTTTTTCGGTTTTGCGTTTGCGGTTCCATATGCGCCGTAATTGCGCTATCCGTCTGGCGTCCAGCGTGGGCGTGGGTTCGTCGTCGGGGTTATCGTCCTGGGCCGGCGTGGGCACGGTCCCGGGATTTATTGATTCGAGTCTTGTATTAATTGCGTCTCGAAGCTCTGCGAGGTTTTCTGCCGGCAATGATCCTATTGCGTTCAGTAATTCGCGGGTATCCGTTTTGTCGTCGTCGTCATTCTGCGGCCTGTTTCTTTCGAGCGACCGCAGGGCAACCGTAACGTCGGTCTGCTCATAGAACGGGAACGTTACCGGCCCGACATCAAACAGATCAACTTCACGGATGATGCGTTCGGGCAGTTTTGTGTCGTCGTCGAAATACTTCCATTCTTCTTCTCTCACCACGAATCCGAACGACTGCCCGTTGACGTCGCCGCGCCTCACTTTGGCGTATACGCTCATGGCGTCGGGGTCATCGGCGTTGATATCCGTATGCATCGACAGTCCCCTGTCATCCTCCTTCAGCGTGAGCGTGCCGTTGCTCTGGCGGCCGAGGACGTGATTAGGGTCATGATTAAAAAGCGCCCGAACATCGCCGCCCTTGATTGTTTTCTTGAAAGCGCCGGGGGCGATCTTCTCGCGGAAACCATAGGCTTCCGATCCCCATTTGTTGAACACGGCCGCATAGCCTTCGATGACCGGCGTATCACCTTCCCCGGCGCGGAGTTCGATTTCAGCAAGCGGCACAAACCGGCGTTCCAGATTTTCAACGGGTATATCCTTCACGATTTCTTCTGACATTTTCTCGCTCCTTAAATGCGAAAAGCCGAGCGGACAGGGATTAACCTATCTCGCTCGGCTCTCGAAAAGCTCTCTATGTCGTGGGCGGTCGCGCCGCTCAGCTTACAGTGTTATTTTTCTTCCTCGAACATCATGATGTTGTGGCATTTCGGGCACTTGATCTCGACCTTCACGATCCAGCCCTTCATTAGTAACCGGTTACATTTTTTACAGCGGATTTCTGGCATTGCTATCCTTTAAGCCGCCACTATGATACAATCGCATGAGGCGTGTAGTGGAGCATGTCGGGTGTTGTATCTTACCATCATCGGTTCCTGTCCTTCCGGCTGTACTTCATTGCCGCCGTTCACGAAAAACTCATTGCCGCCGACAATCATCCCGTTCAGGCTCTTGCAGTATGGGCAGGTCGTCGCGCCCTGAATCTGCCACCGGAGCCTATAGCCGCTCGCAAGAAATATCGTCGCTGCCGCCGCACTCTCGGCCCGCACCGTCTCGTTCAGCGCAATCTTGTCGGGGCGCCTTTCAAGCCATTCATCGGCACGGGTCGAAATCTCATCCAGCTTGTCCTCGACATCCTCTTTAATCAGCGACCGCAGTTGCCCGACGGATGATTCGATGTGCCGAGTAGCGTAAACATCGACATAGCCACTTACGAACTCGTCCATGTCGGCGAGGTCGTCCACGTCAAGGTCGATTTCCTGCGCCGCAACATCCCCGACGGCCGAGGTGTATGTCCGTATAATCGGTTTCATCTTGCGGCTGATGAAATCCGGGAAAGTGTTTTGGTAGTAATCATTAATCCATGCGTCGAACGACGATACATCGTTCCCGCCGAGGTATTTTTGGGCGTATCTCGTTATCTGGTTATGCTCACGGGTCACTATCTGGTCGGCAATGTCGCGGAACAGGTCATAATAGCGGTTTCTGAGACGGTTGCGAACAATGATGATGCCTTTTGCCCTTTTTTCGATGATTCCCGGCGTTTTTACCGTTTTATCCTCATTATTCGCCGTTTTCGCCTTGTTTTTCACGCTTTCCGCGAACGCATCCACCTGGTCTACGGGAATGAGGTTCATCGGGATGAAATATTGCTTGCCCGAGCCGTCAGGCAGCGGATTCATGTTTTCCTTGCGCCTCACGTCGTCAGGTGACATAAATCCGTTCTGTATTGCCTTCGCATACGCCTCGTACCGCGTTTCGGTGTCGCCGCGAAGGATACTGTCGGTTAAAAACTCCGCATAATACTTTTTCTGTTCTTTTTCGGTCAAGAGCGAGTTGTATACCTGTTGCTCCCAGCTCTTCAGCCAAAATTCAAGCGTATCGGACAGATATTCTTGCGCCAGGTGCTCGATGTTATTGAACGTCGCTTCCTTCAGGTGTTGAATCTTGTGAAGCGGCATACGGAAAAACCGGGCGATCTCCGGTACGCTGAATTCGCGGGATTCAAGAAACTGCGAATCATTCGGCGGTATGCCGATTTTCTCAACCGTGACGCCTTCCTGCAGTATCGCCACCCGGTGCGCGTTGTTGAGTCCGCCGTGCGCCTTCTCCCAACTGCTTCTCATGCGCTCGACGGCATCTTCGCCTAATTTACCCGGGTGCGTCAAAAGTAAAGGTGATATCGCGCCGTTGCCGAAGTATTTTGCGGCGAACGTCTCTGTTGCCTTCGCAAGCCCGATTCCTTCGCGCGCGAGGCCGATGACAGAATAGCCCGATATGCCGTTAAAGCCAAGCCCGTGCAGCCTGAATATCCTTTCGGCACTGATGGGTATTTCCTCGCCGGACGGGGAGCGATAGGCATAGTACAGCGTGCCGCCTTCTGTGCGCTTCGGTTTGGTCCTGTCGGGCGGCAGCGGCCAAAGCCCGATCACCTGTCCCGCACCATTAAATTCGATTTCCGCGTAGGCTGTGCCCCATCCGAGAACGTGGCCGGTCAATACCTGCTTGAACTCAATTGCCGACATCTCGGGATTCGGGCGGTACATCAGGACTTTATAGAGCGAATGCTCAGTTGCCTTTTCGCGGTTGTCGCTGGCCTTCCGTTTGTAGAAATGGAGCGGCAATTTCCCGACGTCCTGCGAGATGGCGTTTATGCAGGCGAATACCGCACTTATCGCCAGCGCGCTGTGTTCGCTGATTTTAACACCGGAATCCGTTTTGAGATGAGACCAGAGCGGGTAATACCAACGGTCGTCAAGTTCGCTCCATGCCCGCTTTTCTATACTTGGAACAAAAAGCCCCATTGTTTGCCTCGATCTATGTGGAAGTTCTTACAAGCAATATTATCAAAAACCCGGTTACCGATATGCCGATCCATAGCGCTTCCAGCGACAGGCCGACGAATATCAGGAGCAGGCCGAATATGACAACAAGCTCTTTACCGACACTCGGCTCAAATATTTTCCTAAATAAACGCAATATCTTCGGTCTCATAAATGCTCACGGTGTCCTTGTGTCTCAATGCCATGTCGAGAGCCAAAACCAGTGCCACAAAACCGTCTATTTTCCCCTGCGATTGCGCCTTGTCCGGCATCAGGTTATCATTTACATCTGGTTTCACTGCCACATTATCAATCATCCACCGTAATACGGGGTTGCCGCCATGATGTAACTTTCCCTCTTTAAATCGGCGCTCAAATTCCTTCATCGGTATTGAAAATGATTTATGACCCATTGCAAAACCGGCGACTTCCGCATTGCTTGATCGTGTTGCCAAAATTTCATTCTCGATTTCCATTGCTATTTGATAGCCCTGAAACAAACGATCGATGTTTAGACCAAGCACATTGAATTTGTCGCAATCGTCCATTACTTGTTTTTTCACAAATTGATAATCAACCGCATCGCCGGGCGTTGCCATCATGTGCCCTTGTTTTTCCCACGCCTGGTATTGATCCGCATACTTGTTACGCTTGTCATAAAGCCGCGACTCGGGACACCAGAACCGGCACAGTATGTCAACTTCTTCGGGATCGTCGCTATACGGGAACACCATCACCCACGCCGTTATATCGCTTACCGACGAAAGGTCAAGGCCGCCGCAACACGATCTTCCCCGCAAATCAAATTCATTGACCTTGCCCGCCTGTTCGTTCCATTTTCCAATGTCAACATACCGGTTTTCCTGTTGTGTCCATTGATTAAGCCTCAGTCTGCGAAACGTGTTTTGCTTTGCCGGTATTTCCCTTGCCTCTTTGTGGGCGATTCTCACTTTTTCGACATCAACCGTTTTGTCGAGGCTTGGATTAACCCTGTACCAGTTCTCCTCTTTCTCCCAATCCTCTTTTTCGTCGAGCGAATAGATTATGGGCAGAAAGTTATTGTCTTCTATCGTTCCCTCTTTGACCTTTTTGGCATATTCGTGAACTTCCCAACATATTGAGTTTCTGTCGTAACCGGCCGTAGTGATCGCAAACGTCAGCGGTTGTTCTCTCGCGTCACCCGCTCCTTCCGTCAGCACGTCCCATAAGTCGCGTTTTGGCTGCGCGTGCAGTTCATCAAAAATACAGCCGTGTATATTGAACCCGTGCTTGGTATTAACGTCGGCGGAAAGCACGTGATAAAACGAGCCTGTATGGTGGAATACAATCCTTTTTACCGAATCAAGAATTTTACATATGCCGTTCAGCGTTTCGTTGTTTCGCACCATTTGGGCGGCTACATTGAATACAATCGCCGCCTGCTCTCGATCTGCCGCCGCACTGTATACTTCCGCTCCTATTTCGTCGTCGGCGAACAGCAGATACAATGCAATAGCCGCCGCCAGTTCGGATTTCCCGTTTTTCTTTGGTATCTCGACATAGCATTTTGTATATGTGCGCTTCCCGTTCGGCTTTAATGTCCCGAACAGCTTTCTGATTAGTTCTTCTTGCCAATCAAACAGGTGGAACCGCCTGCCAGCCCATTTACCTTTTGTGTGCGTTAAATTGCTAATAAAATCAACAACGCGCTGCGCCCGCTCCTCGCTGTAAACAAGTCCTTTCGACTCGCATTCGATTTTGTATTCTTTCGCATTAATCATATCAGCCGAGTTTCAAAAGTTTTTCCATGGGGTTTACTTTTTTCTCTTTGGGCTTTGCCGATACCTTTGGCCGGCTCGCCGGCGACATGCCAAACTCGACAAGGAACTTGCGCATTTCATCCATTGCCTTGTTTGCGATGCCGACCGCCGGATGCTGAATCTCGTTGCCCTTTTCCGTGGTGATAATGTAGCCGCTCTTCTGAATTAACACTTCGGCATCCTTGAAGCGCGCCCATGCCTGGCAATAACCGACAAGCGCCGCCCGGTCGATTTTACTGAGAATGCCGAGTGCCTTTAGCTCCGGTGCGATGCGCATGAACTCTCGTTTCGCCTCGGCGCTCATCCAATCGGGTATGTCGGGAATACACACATCGGGTTCCGGCTCGTTTGGGTTGAACCGCTCCTTGTGTATATCGCCTTCCAGTTTTTTTAACTTTGTCGGCTTTGGTTTGCGTCCGCGCATTATATTATCAGGCTCGGTTGGAATGGTTCGTTTATCTTGGCGTGTTTTCTGTGATTTTCTTTGGCCCATAGCGGTTGCAGATTTGACAAAGACCAACAACGCTTAAAGTCCCTGTGTTCGGGTAACCTGAAATTGTGAGCCGCAATAGGGATAATGTGGTCAATGTGCCATTCGCCGTAATTATCCCATGACATACCGTCGGCAAATTGTTTTTCAAGGTGTGCCCTTAATTCATCCAGCGTGAAGCCGACAAGCGATTCCCATTTCCGCCCACGCTTATTGCTAATACCGTGGTTATCTCTCAGTGAATCGCATATGGCGCGACCTATGTTTTTATTTAATTTGTAGCGCGGGTCGGCGGCTGTTCTTCTTTTCTCTAATATATTCCGGCGCTCATTGTTGCGCTTTATCCGCCCCCCGCCATATTTTTTTGCCCACATTTCTCTTTTGCACGATTTACAATAACTGTCATAGCCGGCACTGTTTGTTTGGTTGCGATAAAATTCGCTCAGTGGTTTTTGAATATTGCATCTGCGGCATTTTTTATAACCGCCCTCAATTTCAGCCCTTGATTCCTCTTTCTTTTTTTGCGCCCGCGATCTGCCGGCACATGCGGGGGAACAAAATCTCTGTCTGGGGCTTGCATGAAACTCACTGTTGCACCATTTACAACTTCTGATGTGCATTCTCCGGTACTTTGCGGCACGGTATCCGTTACGGCAATGCTTTGAGCAATATAGGGGCGGACGGCCCCGGGTCTTTCCCTGAAACTCCTTCCCGCACATCTTACATTTCAACACCGATACCCCCTATACCAGATCTGGAAACGCCCCTGTTTAACAGATCTGGTATAGGGGGTATCGGTGTTGAAATGTAAGATGAGCGGGAAGGAG